ATGCCCCCCACCCCTCCGGCCCCTGGCCAGCCGCGCCCTGCCGCCGCCGTCAACGAGGACATCCGCGCCCTCTGGGCTCGGGCGCGCGGCAGCCTCACCGCGGAGGAGCGGGCCGAGTATGAGCGGCTCCTCGCTGAGTGGGCTGACGCGATCGTGAAGGCCGCGTAGCTGGGCTACTCGGCCGGGCGCCGGGTCGACAGCCGGTACTCGCCGGCGGGCGGGAGTTCCGCGAAGTCGACGTCGTCGAAGAGGTCGTCGTCCTGTGTGTCCGGGGTGTCGTTGTTGATCATGCGGCCAGGATCCCACCCGGCTACTCCTCGTCGGGCCACCTGTGGATAACCGTCCCATCCGCGGTGTCGACGAGGGTGATGACGGCGCCCTCGACCCCCCAGTCCCGCACCCACACCGGGATCTGCTTCCGCGCCGCGGCCTCGCCATCCCACCATCCGCGCATCGTGCGGCGGCCGCCCAGCGCGAGTGCGAGTCGGTAGCGTCCCTCCTCATCCATGGCGGTCATCCTCGGTCATGACGTGCAGCGGCACCCGCGCCTCGAGCGCCGCGTCGCGGAGAGCCGCCAGGACTTCCTCGAGCGGAGCCGCAGGCCGGCCGCAGCTCGAGGTCGTGGCGACCATGCACGGCGTGCACCGGTCGATCCAGAAGCGGCCCCGGCCGGGTACGGCGACGACGCCTGCGACGGTGGCGCGTCCCCCGCACTGGAGGCAGTCGTGGGCCTCGGCGAGGCGCCACTTCCCACTCGAGCCGAGAGGTGCGTCGGGTGGCGCCTGCTCGAGATCGTCGACAGTCACGCCGAGGAGATGTAGCAGGTCAGGGCCGTGCATGCCGTCCTCCCGTTGCTCGAGCCCGATGCGACGGTCGCAGCGTACAGGCCTAGTATCGAACACATGAACGACCCCGTCTCGTCGAGACTCGAGCAGCTCCGGTTCCTCGAGCGCGTCCAGCTCGCTGACCTCGAGCGCACCCAGCGCTGGATCGCCTCCGAGGAGACTCGAGAGGCGGAGCGGCAGCGAGGCGAGCAGGCCCGGCCGCCCACACCCGACTGGATGATCGAGCAAGGTCTCAACGGCGGCATGCCCGTGTACGTGCACCGCGGCGACTGCCACATGAAGGGGAAGCGCAGTCGAGGCGTCAACGAGCAGCAGGCCCGCCAGGCACTCGCCGAAGGGGTGGCGGCCTGCACGCACTGCCGGCCGGACACCGACCTCGGGGTGCTGGAGTAGCCCGACAGGCGGACCGGGCTGTCGGGATAGAGGCTGGTGGGATGGACTTCCCCGTCGACGTTGCCCTCGCGGAGGCGGTGCCGCGCCTGCCGGTCGCTGACGGCTGGTGGTACGAGATCAAGTTCGACGGTCACCGTGCCGTGATCTGGCGGGAGGCGGAGACGGTTCGGGTGCAGGCCCGGTCCGGGCGGGACGTGACGAGGGCGTGGATGGATCTCGCGGTCGCCGCACTGCACACCCTGCGGCCGGGCACGGTCCTCGACGGGGAAGCGGTCATCTACAAGGCCGGTCGCGTCGACTTCAGCGCCGCACAGTCCCGGGCGGCATCGTCCCCGTCGCGGGCCCGGCAGCTGGCCGCAGAGTGGCCGGCCACGTTCGCCGCCTGGGACGTCCTGCAGCATCCCGACCTCGGCGACGTCCGGGGACGCTCGTACACGGAGCGCCGCGGCCTCCTCCTCGACCTCCTCGAAGACGTGCCGCCGCCGCTCCAGGCCGTTCCCGCCACCGACGATCCGACGGTGGCGCAGGCCTGGTACGAGACGCTCACCGACGTCGGGATCGAAGGCCTCGTCGCCAAGCGGGCCAGCTCAACGTACCGAGCCGGGCGGATCTGGCAGAAGATCCGGCACGCCGACACGGTGGACGCGCGGGTCATCGGCTACACCGGGCCCGCCGCCCGGCCGCGCGCTGTCGTCGTTGAGCTCCCGGATGCGCGGCACCGGCTGTCGCAGGCGTTGACCGCGCCGCTCGCTGCCGCCGTGTCCACGCACATCGCCACCTCGGCGCCCGGCCACCGGAAGCGCACCCGGGACTTCAGCTACACGACCGTCGCGCCGGGGCTCACCGTCGAAGTCCTCGCGGGTACGACCCGGCACGGGGTCGTCACGGTGACGCGGGTCCGGTGAGCCAGCACGCTGCGCGAGCCTCCGTTTACTTCGTGCTACCGTTTTCTCGTTCGCCGTGAACCTCACGTCCTTCTGCGCCGCGACTACTCGCCGGCGGGGCCCCAGGTAGACGAACCCCAGGAACGAGATACCGAGAACCAGGAACGAGAGAGCTCCGTGCGTCCACGACTGTGGCCGTTGCGGGCCGGCCTCGTCCTGCCCTCATGCGGTCGCCGACGGAGACGTCGGAGTGCTGGGCCCCCGCCGAACCCGGCGAGGGTACGACCGAGAGGGAAGAGCTCAATGAACGGCATGTACGACGCAGGGATCGCCGCGGTGGTCGCAGCAGCAGTGGCCTGCATCATCAACAAGTTCGAGGACCGCTGGAAGCACTTCAAGGAAGTCTGGAAGGCATCCACCCGGTAAGGGCCCGTCGCCCGTCACCCTCGACAGGGTGGCGGGCGATACTCACCCCATGGCGATCACGATGAAGAGCTACGGCATCCGCTGGACCGACCCCGACGGCACCAAGCAGGCGTCCAGCGTCAGCTACGACAAGGCCAGCGCCGAGGACCGGAAGAAGCGGCTCGAAGCCGAGGGCGCCACCGACATCGCGATCGTCGAGGTCAAGCCCGGGGAACGGCTCCAGCCGAAGAGCTGACACCGCACCCCACCGGCCACTACATTGCCGCCCTCATCACACACGCCTTGGGGGGGCGCAATGAAGTTCGTCTGGCTGCTGCTCGCACTCTTCCTCACCGCACTCGCACTCGGCGGGCTCATGAGCGCAGGCAGGGGAGGAGACGCACCGTCTGTCATCGGCGACCTCGTCGTCAGCGCGCTCCTCGGCTGGGGCGCCATCGCCTGCTGGAAGCGCGTCGCCCGGAGCAGCCCGAGCACCGACGAGGCCAAGCACCGCTGACACATGCGCCCGCCCCAACGCTGGGGCGGGCGCCGTCACACCCCCGGGAGCACGACCTCCGGCACCGCTGCGGGCAGCGCCAGGTAGTACGCGCGCGCCGGCCCACCGACACGCTGCTCATCCACCCGGTACAGCCAGCCCGACGGCTCGAACCCGGCCGCGTCCGTCGCGAGCAGCTGCACCGTCAGCGCGCCTTCCGTATCGAGGGGCACCGTCAGCGTGCCCAGCACGACCGCGTCATGCTCCGCCGACGACACCGCCTCCACCAGAGTGAACGACACCGCCCCCGCGTAGGGGCTGCCGTCCGGCTGAAGGAACGTCCCCGTCACGGTCACGGTCTGTACGGTCGGAGGCCACGCCATGGCGGTCCCTCACTCCCAGGTTCCGCCGCTGGTGCGGCTCTTGACGACGCTCGTCTTCCACACGGAGCCGGTCCACACCTTCACCGGGCACACCTTCCACACCGAGCCGGTCCACACCTTCGCCCGCTGCGGGGGCGACACGTACTCGACCAGTGCCCACACCGCGCTCACCCTGCGCGTCGTCGCCTGGCTGACGTTGGAGCGATAGCCGATCTGCATCGACGCCAACGAAGTCCGCGTCCACGCGGTCGACGTCTGCGGGTTCGTGTACGCGGTGATCCCGTACAGCCGGGGGACCGCGGCCTTGTGGGTCTGCCACCCGTTCACGGCGACGCTCGTCGACGCGGACTCAGTCGTCGTCCCCGAAGCCTGGCCTTTCAGCCGGGTGACGATGGACGCGGTCGTCGTCGCCGTCGACCCGAGGCGCACGCCCACCGAGACGAGGGTGACCGGGTCACTCGCGCCGATCCCCGCGGTCGTGGGCGAGGACACGGTGAAGTCGTCCGTCGTCGTCGTGCCGGTGGCCGTGGTCGCGTTGTAGCTGGTCGCGTCGTTGGGTGTGACCTCGGAGACCCGGGTCCAGTTGTTCGCCGCCCCGGCCGTACCGCCGACGACGGTCGCGAAGCCGTTGTTGTCGCCCTGCCCTGCCGCCTGCAAGTGGACGACGGTTCCGGGCCCAGGCAGTCCGGTCTGCACGCTGCCGGTGGTGTCGTTCACGGCGAGGTCGTCGAGGTAGATGTCCATCGAGTTCGCCGACTGGAGGGCGCCCGCGCGGATGCGGGAAAACCCGTTGATGTTGGTGCACATCTGGTCGCTCACCAGGGTGCCGTCGATGTACAGCTTGAACGCGGACACCCCCGCGGTGAGGGTCCCGGTGACGTCGTTGAAGTCCGCCTCGATCCGGTACCACTGGCCGAGGTTGAGCGGGCTGGTCGCACTGCCCAGGTTGGTTGCGGCCTGGTCGTCGCGGAGGATCAGCGACCCGTCCGTCCGCAGCCTGATCATCCCGGGGAAATACCCCGACTGCCCGATCCCGTAGATGTTGCAGTCCGCGGCGGGCAGGGCGGCGATGTACAGGTAGAAGCGGTGCATCGTCCGCATGACGACACCGCTGGTGAACTGGTGCTCGATGTACGAGGTGCCCGCGGTCGGCGTGACCCGCAGCGAGGCCGCGCCCCCGCGGTGGATGGTGGTGTTGATGGACGGGGTGCCGCCCACCGTGTTGGTGTCCTGCCACTCCATGAGCGCGGTGACGGACTGGAGCTCGAACCCGCACGTCCACATCCGCGCCATCAGGTGGTGTCAATCCACACGTCGCCGGTCGACGGCGAGGACGGGGCACTACTGGACACGGTGATCTTCGGGGCGCGAGCGTCCACGTACTGCTTCGTCGCCGCCTTCAGATTGCTGTCCGGGTCCCGGGGCAGGACCACGTCGGTCTTGAAGTCAGGCATCGGCTCATCCCTGGACGGTGACGCGGAACTCGTTGGTGGTAGGCGCCGTCACGAACGTCAGCGTCACGTTGTTGTTGTCGGTCGCCACCCAGTCCGTCTCCACGCGCGCATCGTCCGACGCCCGCCGCATCGTCACCGACACGTCCTTCGTGCCCAGGTTGTGCGTCACCGCGATCGACGTGGCGCTGCCGTTGCCGATCGACGCCGAGGCGTGCCGGGTGACGACGGACGTGTCCACGGCGACCGCGTCCGCAGCGACCGAGATGCCCGTCCCCTGGCCCACGGCGAGGACACCCGACGCCTCAACCAGACCCGCGCCCGCGGCCGCCGATCCGATCCGCAGACCGGCCGACGACTTCTGGAGGGTGGACCCGTCGAGCTCCAGAGAGAACGTGTTCGAGGAGACCTCGATGCCGTTGCCGTCCGCGGAGTACGACTGGCCGCCGCCGGCCTGCACCCACGTCTGCGCGGTCGTGCCCAGCGTGATCGAGTCGACGGTCTGCGTGTACGTGCGGTCCGCGTTCGCCGTGCCCTGGAGCACCACCACGGTGGCCCCGTACAGCTCGGTCGCCGTGTCGGCGTCCGTCGCGCGGGTCGGGGCGCCGGACGCGGCGACGACGTAGATGCCGTTGTCCCCGCCGGTCGACTGGTCCTTCAGCAGGATGCGGTCGCCGGTCGAGAGTGTCACCCCGTCGACGGTCTGTCCGTTCGCGAACGCGGAGGCGAGCGTCCCGTTCGTGGTCGTCGCCACGCGCACGGGCTGCTTCCAGCGGAGACCGTTGAGGAGGTTGTCGACGTACGCCTTCGTCGCGGCGTCGGAGGACGACGACGGGTCGGCGACCGAGACGATGCGCTGCGAGCTGGCATCGAATCCGGTAAGAGACTTCAGGGCCACGGGGGTTGCCTTTCAGGAGCAGACGGCTCGGCCGCTGTACGGGGTCGGGAACGTGATCACGGTGAGATCGGTGGTGGAGTGGTCGACGTCCGCGTAGACCACCCGGCCGCCGTCGTTGATGACGGCGACGTTGGGGTACTTGCCGAGGCTGTGCTGCACCTGCCACACCGACGCCGGTGACGCCTGCACGTGCTCGTACCGGAACTCCACCCCGGCCGGCCCGGTGACGACCAGGTAGTCGCCCTCCGCCGGATCCGTCGGCGCGACCGCCGGCAGACTCACCAACGGGGCGGCCGCGGGCAGGGCGAGTTCGTAGGCGCGCTGGTCGTTCCCGGCGAGGTGCTCATCCACGCGGTACGTCCAGCCGACCGGGCTGACATCCGGGTCGTCCGTTGCGAGGACGACGAGTTGGAAGAACCCGCCCACGAGGACGGCGCTGGACGGGCCGAGGAGGATCACCCCGAGCGTCGCCGAAGTGAGGACCCGGGGGGTCGGGGTGAGCGTGACCGACCCCGCCATGGGCGTGCCGTCGGGGTAGGCGTAGCGGCCCGTGACGGTGACAGTGGCGAGCCCGGGAGGCAGGGGCATCTCAGACTCCCGTCCGGTTGTACTCGTCGACCAGCGGATGCGGCGGCTCAGGCTCGATACCAGCACGCCGCATCTGGTTCGCCCACCGGTCCGCAGTCGACGCGAACGCCCGCAGGAACAATTCCGTGCGGGACTGCCGTTGCCGCAGCTCCCCGTTCTCCTTGTCGACCCGCTCGACTGTCGCCTGTAGCACCGCGAAGTCCTGCGCCTTCGCCGCGGGAGCCGTCTGGATTGCCGCCGCTGCCCGGCCGCCCCTGTACGTGAAGTAGCCCGTGACGATCACACCTAGGACGGTCACCCCGGCGCCTGCCAGCCCCAGCCATCCGCTCACCCGGGTCTCCCTTCAACCACCGGGCCGGGCAGATCAGGTGATCCGGACTCGGGTGGAACTCGTGATGCGCACCAGATCACTCCGCAGTGCGAGGTCATGTACCAGACGAACAACCACAGGCCCCGCGTGTAGTCGCCAACGAGACCGGCCCATCCATACGTGAAGGCCCACACGGTGGGTGGGACGCTTGCGGCGACGAAGCCCCACCCGTCTCTGCCGAACTTGAGCCAGGCACTCGTGAACGTGGCGGTCCCGGCGAGGATCCACACCCATGCCCAGCAGTGCAGTGGGGCGAAGCGGGTGAGCATGCCGAGCCCGCTCATCGGGAAGGGCGGGTCGAAGATGAAGCTCGCGCCGAACGCCACCTTGCCGATGCCCATGAAGATGAGGAAGGGGCCGCGGCGGCCGAGGTGGCCGCTGAACCATCTGGCCGCCGGCCCCAACACTCAGGCCGCCTTGGTGAAGCTGTCCTGTGCCCGGCCGGAGACTCCGACGGGCTTCCAGAACCCGAAGTGGCTGAGCACGCCAGTCGCGAAGGAGACGAGGGCGAGGACCGCGGCGGTGCCCACGCTGTACCCGGCGTCGTGCGGGCCGGCGAACTCGATGACGAACCCGGTCACCGTGGACAGGGCGAGGAGGAGGACGGCCTTGATGCCCGCGTTGGTGACTCTGGTGGTGACGAGTCCGACGAGGACGGGCAGGACGACGGAGGTGAGGAGGCCGAGCCAGTAGGCGGCCGGGAGGTCAACGTTCATGGCGGGTTCCTTGTCGGGTCGGGGTTAGGCGACGACGTCGAAGCCGTGCTTCGCGCCGAGCTTGGCGAGCGTGGTCTTGCCGGGGACACCGTCAGCGGGCTGGCCCGGCTTACGGCCGTGGTAGCCGCAGCGTTCCTGCCAGGCGCTCATGGCGTTCTTCGTGGTGGTGCCGTAACTGCCGTCACCGGCATACGTCTTCGCGAGGAGCTTCTCGGCGACGAGCGCGGCCTCGACGAGGTTCACGCCGGCCATGTACGTGACGTGACCCTGGACGGCGGCCGGGTCGGTCTTCGCTGCGGCGACGAGGCGGGACAGGTCGACGCGCGGCTTCGACGGGGTGGGCTTTGGGGGGACGGCTCCGCCGGGGCGGGTGGCCAGATGCTTGCGGACATCGGCCCGGAACACGTCCATGTCGAACGACGGGTCGATCTTCCCGGGCTGGACCTCCTTATGCCCGGCCACCGAGCGTTCGGTCCAGCCGTGGTGGCGGCAGTGCGCGGCCGCCCACAGGACGGCGTCCCGGTACTGGTCGACGGGGTACGGGTCTTTGCCGTTGCCGAGGTTCTCGATCTCCAGGCCGTACAGGCAGTCGTTGCCGTCGGTGTCGGCGTGGTCGTCTGTGGGGAGGGGGGTGCGTTCGGCGATGAGTGCGTTGATGACGTCGCCGTCGACGAGGCCTGCGTGGTTGGTGCGGCCGTGGCCGATCATCCACAGTCCGGCGGTCTTGCCGAGCCAGTTGTGGCACAGCGGGCCCGGCAGATCCGAGCGGCCGTTGTAGCAGATCTCTTTGTCGTTGTGGCCTGCGGTGTGGTGGATGAGGACGCCGACGACGGGGCCGAAGGTTTTGCCGGTTGCGGTGTCGCGGCTGTGGGTTCGCCATCCGTCGTGTTCGTGGATGGTGAGGCCTTCGTATTTGTAGGCGGCGATTCGTTCTGCCGCTGTCATTGGTGTGGTTGTCATGCGCGTCCCCTCACTCGGGCCTCACCTTGGAATCGTAGCTTGAATGGCCCATGAAGCCGAGGAATCGTAGGCTACAGTTCGGGTTGGCCTCATGCTCACCAGGCCGGCGGCGGTGGGCCCGTGCATCTGTGCGGGTCGCGGGCTCACCGCTTCGAGACCCGCACCCACCCGCACAACCCGCACAGGAGCCAGCCCATGACCTCCACTCCCAGCGGAGCCACCGCAGCAACGAGTCGCGAAGCCGTAGTCGCCGCGAACGTTCGCCGTCTGCGCGAGGCAGCAGGACTCTCCCAGCGTGAACTCGCCGACCGCACCACAGCGTCGTCTGGCCGCCGCATCGGGGAGATGCCGATCTGGGGCCTCGAAGCGGGCAAGCGACGCATCCGCATCGACGACCTGGACGTACTCGGGGAAGCCCTCGGGGTCCCGGCCCTGAGCCTCCTTCAGCCCGGCGCACAGTCGCCTGAACTGTACGAAGTCCTCTTGGACGGCGGTCTCGTCGAGACGATCAGAGCGGACGACGCGGAGTGGGACGACGTCTGGGTCCGGTTCTCGCTGGGCGGGTTGCCGGTGTTCTCGGCGACGGTCGCTCGCGTCGTCGGTGTCCGCTTCAAACGGGACGGGGGCGCCTCGTGAGCGTCATCTGTCATGGGCTGGGCTGCCTGTTCGCGTTCGTCATGCTCGCCCCGCACGCGCCGGTTCACGTGTACGACTACCCGACCGTCGCCTGGAGCCCCCGATGAACAAGCCCCCCGCCCAGTGGTGCTGCAACGGCTACAACTCCGAATGCCCCCTCTGCCCCGAGTACGGGACCAGCCTCCTCGACCCCTGCCCCGGGCACGTCGCGACCGAGGACACCCGCAGCACCGTCGACACCGCCCGACTCCACGCCGAACGGCGCCACCCCGACTACGAGTACGCCACCACGACGGGTCCCCGGAAGCAGTGGGACGACAGCGACGTCCCGCCCTACGGCGACGACGGTGAGCCCGACACCTCGTGGGAGAGCAACGTCGACGCGGGCCAGCCCGGGACGGGTTGGGAGCGGTTCGACTACACGGAAGAGTCGTACTGGCGCAGGCGCAAGCAGTCCACCCCGGTACCGGCCGCGTTCACCGTCGCGTGCGCTGCGCTCCACACCGATGGGCAGGGCAACGTCGTCCCGTGCCCCGGGTATCCCCATGCGGACATGGCGGAGCCAGAGCCCGACAACCGCGACGAGGACACCCGGCCGGAAGCGCCCTCGGCCGAGGAGTCGAACCCGGCACTCCCCGTCGAGCCTGACCCCCGACAGCCCGCCTACGACGCGGTGTACGAGTACATCCGCCAACTCGGCGGCTACCTCCCGCCCGACCCGGTCCACCGCAACGCGATCATCTGGCGGGCCGTTCAAGCAGCACTCGGCGCCACCACGGTCGGCCGCTGTGTGTCCTCGCACTGCGTCGATGGCGACCACATGGTGTTCATCCCAGAGGTGACGCCGTGACCGACCTCCACGGCTGGATCACCCAGCAAGTCGACAAGGTGGAAGCCATTGCCCGAGCGGCTGACGAAACGCTCGGAGAGGTTCTCTCGCAGGTTGAGTACGTCGACAAGCACACCGTGGCGGATGAGCGGCACATCAACCTGCATGCTCCCGCCGCTGTGCTGCGCCGCTGCGTAGCAGACCGGAAGATCCTCTCCGACCACACCAGCTTCGGCGACGGAAGCGTCCACTGCGTCGGCTGCGGAGTCGACTACGAGACCGGCCCCCTCGTCGACAACGTCAACGACTGCCCCACCCTCCTCTCCCTCGCCGAAGGGCACGGACTCACCGAGGAACAGCGCGCGCAGCTCGACCGACCCGAGGCCGCACCCGTCGTCGCCCGGCCGCGAGGTCCGATCCCAGACACCAGCCGCGTGCCTGCCGCACTGCGCGGACCCAACTGGAAGAGGCACCCATGAACCCGGTCACCGACGTCACCGATCGCCACACCCTTAGCACGGCAACCCGCGTCGAAGACACCGATGACTGGCTCCGCCGCCACGGCGCTACCCGCAGGGTGGCCGTCGTCGTCCAGCAGGGCGAACAGCCTGACGTGATCGCGCGAATCGGCGACACCCTCGTCTGGGACGGCCGAACGATCACCGTCGCATCCCAGGAGCGGCGCCCGTGAACCCGGTCATCGCCGTCACCGCGATCATCGCCGCAATGATCCTCGGCAACGTCATCGTCTACGCAATACGCGACGTCGCGAAGACCAAGCACCAGGCCGTGCCTGCGCCCGGCGTCGCCCGCTGCACCGTCGAGGACTGCACCAACACCGGCACGCTCGCCGACCCCGGCGGCAACTGGAGCCGCGACAACAAGGGCCACCACTTCTGCCCAGCCCACCCCGCCACCACCTCATGCCGGATCTGCGGCGGCGACAAGGGCAGCAACCGAATCATCTGCGCGGCGTGCGTCCGCAGCGACAGCAAGGAGCAAGAGGCATGAAGGTACTCGTCACCGGCGGCAGCGGCTTCATCGCCTCATGGATCCGCAAGGACCTCCTCGCACGCGGCCACCAGGTCCTCATCTTCGACCACCAAGACCGACGCCAACCCCTCGCCGACGGCGAAGAGTTCTTCCTCGGCGACGTCCGCGACGCCACCGCCGTCACCGAAGCCGCCGCACACTGCGACGGGATCATCCACCTCGCCGCCGTCCTCGGCACCCAGGAGACCATCAGCAACCCGCGGCCCTCCGCCGAGACCAACATCCTCGGCTCGCTCAACGTCTTCGAGGCAGGCACTCAGTACAACCTGCCCGTCGTCTACGCCGGAGTCGGCAACCACTTCATGCGACTCCAAGGAACCGGCTGCTACACCATCACCAAGAGCGCCGCCGAGGACCTGGCCCGCATGTACAACGCCTACCGCGACGGCGGCCGCATCACCATCGTCCGCCCCGTCAACGCCTACGGCCCCGGCCAGAGCGTCGCCGCCCCCTACGGCACCAGCAAGGTCCGCAAGATCGCGCCATCGTTCGCGTGCCGTGCGCTGGTCGGCACGGACATCGAGGTGTACGGAGACGGCACCCAGATCAGCGACTGCGTCTACGTAGAGGACGTGGCCCGCGTCTTTGCCACCGCACTGCAGTACAACGCGGCCACCGGCCGCCCCACCGAGAAGCCTGTCGAGGTCGGCCCGCTCACCTCCGTCACTGTCAACGACATCGCCCGCGCAGTCGCCGGCTACGCGAGCGAAGTGACCGGACAGCCCCCCGTCGGCGTGAAGCACCTGCCGATGCGGCCCGGCGAAGTCCCCAACGCGATCGTCACCTCCGACACCAGCACGCTCCAGCAGATCGGCATGACCGCCGCCGACTTCGTCCCCCTCGACGAGGGGCTGCGCCGGACCGTCGACTACTACGCCACCCACTGGCTGCCCGGGTACTTGGAGGCGGCATGAGCAACTGGCGCTCTGTGCCCTGCAAGGAGTGGAGCATGGGCCTCGCTAACACCGGCTACGGCCAACGGCAGTACAAGGGACGGACCTGGCTGGCTCACCGCGCCGCATGGGACGAGAACGTCGGATCCATCCCGGACGGCATGCAGGTACTCCATCACTGCGACAACCGTCCGTGCCACGAGATAGCTCACCTGTTCCTCGGCACGCTCGCGGACAACATGCGCGACATGGTCTCCAAGGGGAGGCAGTCGCGCGGCGAGAATGTTCCCCAGCACAAGCTGACGGCGGAGCAGGTCGCACTGATTCGGAAGCTGCACGCTACGGGCGGCATGTCCCAGAAATCCTTGGCCAAGCAGTACGGCGTGGATCCGAGCAACATCAGCCGCATTGTGCGCAGGAAGCAGTGGACTCATGTCTAGGGTCCATTTCTGGTCCGCCGACATGGCCGGTTCCGCCTTCTACCGAGCCGTCATGCCCGCGATGGCCTTGTCCTGGCTCGGCCACCACGTCAGCCACGGAGTACGCCTCCCACAGAACTGGGCCAGCTACGACACGGTCATCGGCTGCCGGGTCGCGCAGAAGGACCCGTCCCGCATGTGGATCAAACTGAAGGACGAGGGGAAGCGGCTCATCCTCGACCTCGACGACGACTACTTCCACATCGACCCCAGCAACACGCGCGCCCGCGAAGTGTGGGACACCCAGATGCTCGGCCGGCTCGCCCACAACATGCAGCTCGCCGACCTCGTCACCTGCGTCACCGAACCACTCGCCGCAGTCCTCCGCCAGTTCACCGACACCGAGGTCCGCGTCATCCCCAACGGGCTGCCCGCGCAGTACCTCGGCCGGCCAAGGGACTACGCGGCGGAGGGCCGGCCGCTGTATGTCGGCTGGGCCGGGACGAGCAGCACGGTGGCGGAGTTGCCGGAGGCGGTGCGCGCCTTGAACCGGATCTCGCAGTATCCGCGGTCGGGTGGGGTGATGGTGCGGTTGGTCGGGATCGACTCGGCGCAGGCGATCGGGCTGGGTCTGCGGGGGAAGCAGATCGGGGCGCTCGGGTGGGTGGAGCGGATCGAGCACTACCTGCATGCGGTGGGCGAGTTCGATGTGTGGTGCGCCCCGTATCGGGACACCGCGTTCAACGGGGCGAAGTTCCCGACGAAGTGGTTGGAGGCGTCGGTGCTCGGCATCCCGTTGGTGGCGTCGGATACGCCTGCCTATCGGGCGGTGATCCGGCATGGCGAGACGGGCTTCCTGGTCCGGCATGAGCATGAGTGGGGCCGGTATCTGAAGCGACTTGTCGATGATCCGGGTCTGCGGGAGCGGGTGGGGATGGCGGCGCGGGGTGAGGCGTCGGGGTCGATCATGCAGGCGTTGCACTACCAGTGGGAGGCGGTCGCCCGCGTGCCCGAGGGGGTGGCCGCGTGAGTGACGTGGTGGAGTTCCTGCGGGCCCGGTACGCGGAGGCGCGAGAGCGCGAGCAACGAAAACGTCGCAGCATCCCGAGCGCGTTCGACAGGCACGTCGTCGAGATCAGCGTGAGCAGCGACTTGCGTCAGCAGGTCATCGTCGACGGGCACCCGTACTCGGCTGAGCAGTACTTCGGGATCGCGACGGAGCCCGCTCCGGATACCAATGTGCTCGCTGACCTCGACTCCAAGCTGGGCATCCTCGACTGGTTCGACGTGGCAGGCACATCCCCGGAGCTCCACTCCGACGCCTGGCAGATCATGCGGCAGGTCGTCCTGCTCCTCGGTGTCCCGTTCGCCGACCATCCGGACTATGACGAGAGGTGGCGGCCGCAGCCATGACCGAACCGACGCAACCAGCTCTTCGCTTCGTCGGTGAGCGCCGCATGCAGTGCAAGGACATCTCCGACGCCGTACTCATCGGCGCCATCCGACGCACCAAGCCCGTCACCACTGGAGGCTGGCGGATGCTGGGACACGTCCGCGACGAGTTGGAAGCAACTATCGGCTGGGTGCCCCGCAACCTGCTGATGGCGAAGCTACGGAAGGTCTGTGACACGGGACAGGTTGGCGGCTGTCCGTGCGGTTGTCGCGGCGACTTCCACCTGCCCGAAGACTGCGGCGACCCGGGCTGCTGTTCGCAGAACTCCACCGGGAGGCAGCCATGATCGGCCCCGATCACTACCGCGAAGGCGAGCGCCTCCTCGCCGGCCAGCCCGTCAGCGACGACGACCGCATCATCCGAGGCGTCGTGGACGAAGACCACTGGCCGCCCACCGCACACGAACTGGCGAAGGCGCAGGTCCACTTCCTCGCCGCGCTCGTCGCCGTCACCGCCGAGGATAAGTTCGTCGAGAGCGTCTCGTGGCAGAGGGCGGTCGGCTGGTGAAGATCGGCGTCGTCATCCCCGCCCGCAACGCCGAACCCTGGCTCGGCGACCTCCTCACCTCCATCCAGGCACAGAGTCACCCCACGCACGCGTACATCGCCGAAGACCGGTCCGCCGACGGCACCCACCAGTGGCTCCGCGACAACCCCGACCTGTACGCCAAGCTCACCCGCAACCGCACCCGCAAAGGCTGGCCACTCACCCTCAACGCCGCCGCGCGCCTCGCTCTCGACGACGGATGCGACGCGATCTTCACCAGCAGCGCCGACGATGTTCTCCACCCCGAATGCATCAGCCGCTGCCTCGCCGCGCTCCACGGAGACGGCGGCCGCGACTTCGTCATCCCCTACGCGCAGCAGTTCGGCGGCGCCGACACCGTGCAAGTCAGCCTCCCCGACGCGGGCATGGACGACTTCGTGCGGTGGCCGCCGCTCATCGACAAGGCGCTGATCCGCAGCCACGTATGGCAGTACCTCGGCGGGTACAGCCCGAAGGCCACCCCGCCCGGCACGTGGGGGACGGCGGAGGACTGGGACTGGTGGATCCGCGTGTGGAAGGCGGGGTTCACCCGGTACGCCGTCGTCGAACGCCCGCTGTACTTCGTGCGCGTCCACCCCGACCAACTGTCCGGGGGCCGGGCGGAGCATCACGCGGCGACCGTGGACCTGCTCCGCCGCCTGCATCCGGACCTTCCGTGGACGGACGAGTCCGGAGTCTGGCCACCCAAGCACCGCACCACAAGGAGGACCTGATGCCCGCCCGGAAAGCCACCTGGCAAGAGCGCGAGGCGCGCTTCTGGAGCAACGTTGAGCGGACCGGACCGACGCCCGCGCACAGGCCGGACCTGGGACCTTGCTGGATCTGGAAGCTCAGAAAGACCAAGGCGGGCTACGGGCTACTCACGTGGCACGGAGTCGGCAACGAGTACGCGCACCGCGCCGCCTACCAGTTCACCTCCGGTGCCATCGGAGAAGGACTGGAGATCGACCACCTCTGCCGCAACCGGGCGTGCGCCAACCCTCAGCACCTCGAAGCCGTAACCCACCTGGAGAACGTCCGGCGCGCGGAGCCGGCTCAACGCACGCACTGTCAGCGCGGGCATGAGTACAGCCCCGAGAACACGCATCGAGATCCGAACAAGCCCGGCAAGCGCATCTGTAAGGCGTGCCGCAAGGAGATGTCCGCCGAGTGGCGTGCCGCCAACCGTGAGCAGTTCAACCAGCGCTGCCGTAACTACCGGCGCGCAAGGAAGGTAGCAGCATGATCGACGGCCACAAGGTCGCCTGCTGGACACCGTTCGGCAGGGAACGTACCGTCAGCCTGCTCGTCAAGTACATGGAGCGCGACGTCAAACGCGGCCTCATCGACGAGTACATCCTGTACATGAACACCGACGACAACCAGGTCAGCGACCGCGAATACGGCTACCGACTCGCAGAGCAGCACGACTGGATCCGCATCATCGAACGACCCGAGCGATACCCCGGTCCGAAGCAGCGCTCAACCGGTTACTTCTACCGGAGCGCCGTAGACCCGGACACCATCTTCGTCCGACTTGACGATGACATCGTCTACCTGCACGAGAACGCGATCGAGAACCTGGTCCGCGCCCGCATCGAGATGCCGGCCCCCGCGGCAGTGTTCCCGATCATCTTCAACAACGCGATCTGCTCCTACTTCCTCCAGGCCTGCCAGAAGGTGCCGATGGAGTGGGGCGAGGTCAAGCCCTACTGCATGGACCCCAACGGCTGGGCGTCCGGCCCCTTCGCTGTGAAGCTGCACGAACTGCTGCTCTCCCACATCGAGGCCGGCACGGTCGAGGACCTCTACCTGCACCACGACTTCCAGCTCGCGCCCGGGACGCAGTTCTCCGTGTCCTGCTTCGCCAGCCTCGGCAGCATGTACGCGGGGCTGCCCGACGGGCCTGGCGTTCTCGTCCCGGATGAGGAGGAGAGCTGGCACACCATTCACCGGCCGCTGGCCACGAGCGTCCCGAACGTGGTCCGTGCCGACTCGGTGGTCAGCCACTTCTCCTTCTTCACGCAACACCCGTTCCTCAACCAGACCGATCTCCTCGACCGGTACCGCGCCCTCGCAGACAAGGCGGTCGCCTGATGGCAGCCCAGCAGATCCCCATCGAAGACGCGTTCCCCATCTACCGGCAGCGGTGCAGCGAACTCTTCGACGAGAACCTCATCCTCCGCGCGCAGGTCGGCATGCTGGAGCGGCAACTCGAAGCCCTCCAGCAGAACGCGAGCGAGCCCGCGCCCGTGCTGCCGATGCCCGGACCGGACCTTGCCGCGCAGCCCCCGTTCGAGCAGCCGGACCGCGGCTAAGGCCGGCGAAGCCCGAGCAGGGAGCAGAGGGCGATGACGCCGACCTCGATGAGCAGGATGACCTGGAACGTGGACATGATGATCTCCTTCTAGGCGACGCGGGTCATCGTCATCTGAGAGCCCGCCTTCAACGTGGTGCCGGACGAGTCGGACGCGTTCTGCGCCCACTGGAGCTGGAAGTTCCCGGCCGTCGACGACATGACCAGCCGGCCGTAGACGCGGACTCCGGTGAGTCCGGTGCCGACGCCGAACGCGAGGGTTGCGGCGGCTGAGGTGGTGGCGAGCTTGCCGATCCACTCGCCGTCCGAGCTGGTGCCGGTGGTGAGGTTCGTTGCGTGGGCGCCGCTGCCGTGCATGTCGAACGTCGCCCCGGTGGGGCATGTGAAGCTCATCTTGAAGTCGCCGACGAAGTCTGTGGCCTCAGTCATGTACAGGTCGAGGGCGAAGGTGTAGACCGCGTTCGCGGCGACGGGCAGGACGAGGTGGTCATCGTTCTGCAGGGTGGCGTTGCTGGTGACAGTCTCGTCAGCAGTCTTCGCGATGTACTGCACCTGCCCGACCCCGTTGACGGTGAGGTTGAGGTCGACGATGAAGTTGTCGTCCGTCTTCAAGGTGTTGGCCGCTGAGCGGTACAGGTTCGTTTCCTGGGTGGCGCTGCCGCTGCCCCAGTCGAGGCGGCCGTCCGCGCGGACAGTGAACCGGGACACGCTGTCCGCGGTGACGCGGGAACCGAGGATGTAGTCGCCGGTCGCGGTCGGCAGGAGAGAGACGAAGGTGGCGCTGGATCCTGACGCGCCGACGTTGACCTGCTTGCCCGCAGCGAGGTTGAGCGTGTTGTTGAACGACGCAGAGCTGTTGGGGATTTCCACCCAGGATGCGGACGCCGGCGCGGTCCCGTTGGAGAAGTAGGTGCGGTACGACGTGTTCGTCTCGAAGATCGGCTTCCCCGAGTACGGGGCAGCCGGCCGCGTCGACGAGGTGCACGGCTGGAAGCCGATCCCGTTGTCGACCTTGTCCCAGTTCCCGCCAAGGTCCAGCGGATAGTTGACCAGCTCGGACCCGTCGCTCTTCGACTTGTAGAGCGCGAGCCGCGTCGTAGACGGATCAGGCATGGTGGTCGTCCTTCACTGTGAGAGGCGATGCCGACTGGGGAACCGGTGCTCGTCCTTGCGCGATAAGCCGGCGCTGCTCGATCGCACGCGCCTTCCCCGCGACCCGGGCGGGGTCGATGCCGTGGTTGCGGCGGATCACATCCAGCGGATCCTTCTTCCCCTTGGCGGCCCCCGCGTGGACGCGGACGTTGTTCGCCTTGCCGTGCTCGATGCGCAGGAGATGCGCCTCCCGCGCTGTCGCCGCATCCGGCGCGGTGAACAGAGTGGTCGGAATCAGATCGCCCTTGCGGGCCGTACCCCGAGAGACGAGCGCCGGGGACAGCAGGCCCGCCGCGACGGCGGGGTCCTCGCCGTTCAGCGGGTCGTCGGGGTGCGGGGCGTAGGGCTCGTGCAGCACGATGTCGAGGAGCTGGTCCACGGCGGTCGGGTCGATGTCGTACTCGGCGGCCCGGTACTCCAGCGTCGCCTTCGGGAAGACGTGCCGGTGCCCCGTCCCGTCCGGCTTGATCATGTCGACGGCCCAGCAGGGCGTCTCCGGGTTGGGCCAGTACTCGCTGACCGCCTGAATCACGTACTCGTCAGCTGCCATATCAGATCCTGAAGCACCAGAAGTAGACGGACCATGCGCCGTCGGCGGCGCCGGAAAGCTGGGTGGTGAAGCCGGAGGAGTCGCTCGCGGAGATGACGAAACCGCGGGTGTTGGCGACGGTGGGCGCGTCGCGGATGGACACGATCGGCACCAGCTGGGTGTCCATGGTCGCGCCGAAGCTGAGAGACAGACTCGTCGCGCTGGACGTCCCGGCGACCGTCCCCGTGAACAAGCCCTCGTTACTGGACACCGCCTGGAAGTCGGCCCAGCGTCCGATGTGTCGGGTCCGGTTGCTGTAGAAGTCCATGTACTGGCCGTTGGCGGGGTCAGCCGGACTCCAGCCGATCCGTGCTAGGTCGGCGGCGCCGTAGAAGTGTGCGTAGTCGACGCCGCCCCGGCTGAAGCCCGTTCGGAGGCTGAGGGGGCTGGCCCAGACGAAGGCGCCGCGCCGCTCCTGGGTGTCGGTTCGCACGACGGCGAGTTCAGCAAGGGTGCTGGTGAGGTAGGCGCGGGATGTGACGGAGACGCCGCTGTCGTCGAAGGGGCTGGAGTTCATGCCGAGGTTGACGTCGGTCCCGGACGAGGTCGCGTTGATGTAGCCGTAGTCGGTGCCTGTGTTGGCGTACCAGCGGATCTCGGGGAGGTAGCTGGAGGTGGGATTGATTTCGATGCGTTTGCCGGACGTGCCGGATTTCAGCTGGCCGACGATGGAGATGTCGCCGGTGGACGCGTCGGCGAACAGGGTGCGTGTGCCTGCGGTGTTGTACAGCTCGTAGCCGTCGACGGAGATCCGGGCGCGGGGCCCGGTGTCGGCGGTCTTGATCTCTCCGGCCATCACCCACGACGCGTTGATCGTGCCTGCGGTGACCTTGGAGACGGTGAGGTCGGAGATGTGCGCGTCGTCGATGAGGAGCGCTGTCGCGGTCGCCGCGTCGGACGGGCCGGACTTGTTGCCGGTCTTGTCGACGGCGACGACGCGGACGTAGCGGGCGGACGTCTCCTCGACCTGCACCGTGTAGACGACGGGGATCTGCGCCTGAATCATCCCCGCGGTCGCGGCGACCTTCCCGCGCAGGGTCGTCGTGTCCGGGGTGAAGGTGGGCTCGTAGCTCACGTGGACTTCAAGGTGGTCGAGGTCCGACTCCAGGTTGAACGTGCCGCCGCTGGACTTGCCCAGCTCGTGGGTGATCTGCACGGCGATGCGACTGCCGGCCACGGTCGGCGCTGCTGGAGTCGAGGGCGGGAGGTTGTCGGCCGACGCGACGAACGTCGTCGTCGACGACCAGGCGCCGACGTTGCCGGTCTTGTCGACGCCGCGGATCTGCACGTCGTAGCCGATCCCCGGGGACAGGTCCTGCAGCTGCGCGGTGGTGGTGTCCCAGTTGACGACCATCGTCTGCCACTGCCCGGTCGGCGAGGCGAACGGCTGCGCCCACGTCTGCAAGTCCTGCCAGCGGACCTGGGAGATCTGCGACCAGGTCGCCGGGTACAGCATGTCGGTGTCGACGGCGTACCGGATCTCGTAGTGATCCCCATCCAGGACCGAGCTGCCGTCGGTGTTGTTCGGGGCGTTCCACGACAGGATCACCCGCGCCCTCGTGAACCCGCGGTTGTCGAGGTAGGCCATGCCGGCGAACGGCTCGATGAACACCGGCTGCCCGGGCGTGGACGTGTCAGCGTTCGGCCGGGACCCCACCGGCTCCGCCGACGACGTCAGCGCCCGATCGAACCCACCGACCGTCACATACGTGCCAGCCTCCGACGCTTCGATGTGGTCGGTCAGGTCGATCCACACCCCGGCCGCGGTGCGGTACGCGACCGTGTAGTCCTCGGTCACACCCCAGCTGACCTCCGTCACCTGGAGCTTGATCGGGTTGAGGCGCTGACCGCGGAAGGTGACCTCGATGTTCGGGTTGAGGAGGCCCTTGTCCGGGTCGTAGGCGTACACGTAGTCGCCGAGCTTGAACGCGCCTTCGACGTCGTAGTCCTGGATGTTCAGCCGGAGGTCTTGCTTGGGCGCGACGTACTGCGCGAGGGCGAGCTGCGCGCGCGTGGCCGCGTTCGTCGACGCGGTGTCCGACTCGGACACGACGCGGGTGAGCTTGATCGGGTTGCCGTGGATGTCCTTGTACGAGGTGGCCGGGCTAATGTCTGCGGCGCCGGTGGCGATGCTCGTGCCCTCGCCCTCGGCGAGGAGGACCACGCGGGTGGTGTAGTCCTCCACGTCGCCGGTGAGGTCGAGGCTGCCGGGCACGCCGCGCATGGTCAGGTCGTCACCCGCGCCAACCGCGACGATCGTGCACGTAGGCGTGGTGGCGAACAGACTGGCTTCCGGGCCCGCGTCGAGGGTGCCGTCGCCGTTGACGCGCCACGACACGGGGACGCTGGTGGTGGACATGGTCTGGCACACGTACTGGATGGCGTCGCGAGGGGACTGCCACTGGTGGGTGCCCGTGTACTGGCCAGCCACCGGGTAGAGGGTGCCTTCGGTGACGGCGCCGCTCGCGGGGAGCAGCATGCGGATGGTGTCGGCGAACGTCGCGGACGCGGCGGTGACCGCGTTCTCGTAAACACTCCCTCTGCCCTCATCGTCACCGAGCCACAGCGTCATGCCGACGCCGCTGATCTTGACGTTGTCGTTGGGGATCTTCGTGCGGGCGTCGTCCGCCAGTGAGCTTCCGGTCAGGACGCCAACGTATCGGGCGGTGCGGAGCAGGTTGTCGCCGTACAGGGTGGGGTCGACGCGGCCACGGATGATCGCGACGTGCCCGAAGTAGGCAAGCGCGTCGAGCTTCTCCCGCGGAATCGTCGGCAGAAGATCGATCTCCCACTGGCCGAGCTTGGTGAGGGACTCTTGGACGGTCACACAGTCACCGCCTCACGCAGTAGGTCGCTTCGGGGAGGCAGGCGATGTACTGGTTCCGCAGGTCGAGGGCTGCGTCTCCGGAGACGGCGCTGCCTCCGCCGGCCGCGACGCCGACCCAGAAGTCCAGGGTGGTCGTGGCCGCCTTGGTGACGCCGCCGTTCGTGTGCGCGGTGAAGGTGCGGGCGGAGCCTGCGGCGAAGCGGTTGCCATCCGCGTCGTTGGCGGTGGCGGTGACGTACCCGGACGCGGCGAAGCTGGTGTTGGTCTCCAACGTCGACCGGTACGCGGCGAGGGTGGCACTGGTCCCGATCTGGAGGTAGCCCTCGACGAAGCGGGACCCGCGGCGCAGCGACAGGTCGAGGGTGGCGCGGCCGGGGGACTGGCTCTTGCTGAGGCGGAGGATGACCTGCTCCGGATCGTTGCGGAGCAGGGACGCCGAGTCCCATGAGGTGATCGACGACGCCGACCCGGCGACGCTGACGTTCCACAGCTTGGAGCGCCACGCCCCACTCGTGTACGCCTGCACATCGAACGACGCGGACGCGGACGGCGCCACGTTCACCAGCCCGTTGGACAGGGCCCACGCGGCGGCAGGGACTGGCCGCTCGGTGCCCTCCAGTTCGATGGGTGCGGCCGGGGTGGTGGTGTCTGTGATCCGGGCGCGGCCCTTCAGGTAGTTGGTGGGGTCGCAGCCCCAGCGGGGGATGACTCCGGAGGGGACGCTGCGGTACACGGTCATCGCCCCGTCGGCGCCGGTGCGGGTCATCGTCGACGGGTTCGTCGCCCCGGTGAAGTAGCCGAAATGGCCGATGGGCGGGGCGTGCCAGCGCTCCCCGGCCAAGGCGAAGTCGTTGAGGCGGACCACGCCGGTGAGCCTGCTCTGCAGGTCGACCTCACCCGCGGACCCGAGGCGGTCGAGGGCGACCGTCCAGTCCGCGGTGACCATTTCCACGCGGTACTCGATGAGCGTCGACGCGCACGAGGTGACCTGGTAGTAGCCGTTGCGCTCCGGCTTGTCGGTGAAGGTGACGGCGACCGGCGACTGGCCTTGCAGCGCGTTGATGTTGTCGTGGGCGCCGACGAGCTGCGCCCTGGTGAGGGGCGGGTTCGACTCCTGCCCGGCCAGGGAGAGGCTGCGGTTACCGCCCTGCTCCGTCGCCGTGAACGTCTCCCGCAGTGTGGTCCGGGAGAGCTGGATCGTGCCCCAGTTGTAGGCCATCGTCAGCACCTCCGGCCGTAGGAGATCTTGCGTGCGTCTGATCGAGTGCTCATCGTTGGGACTTCTCCAGCTTGCGAATCGCTTCTCGGGTCTCGCGCGCCATGTCGACGGCGAACTTCCGCTTCTCCGCATCCGAGGGCATCATCAGGCTGTTCACCGTGAACTCGATCTTCTCGATGGTGACGCCGCCGCCCCCGACTGCACCCAGTCCGGAGACCAGGCTGCGGAACGCCTCGTGCTCATCCGCTGTGAGGACTGCCTCGGGCTTCCGGGTCTTGTTGATCGCGAGCGTCGCGCCGGGCTGGAGCAGCCCGCCGGAGTCGTACTTCGCGGCGGGCGCGAACCCCCAGCGCGACGTGAACAGGCCGTTGTTGTAGCCGCGGGCGGACGATCCCATGTGGACGCCGGCGCCGCCGCTGGATTCGACGTTCATCCCGGCGAGGGTGCCCGCGGTGTGGCCGACGCCCGCGTTGGTGATGCCGATCATGAACGGGGAGTTCAGGTTCCGCACCCACCCGGACGGGCCGCTGCTCCCCGAGAAGCTGCCGGTCGCCCACCGGCGGTGCGGCTTCTCTCCACGGATCACCGACTCGATTGCCGACATCAGACCCGAGCAGTCCCAGCTGGGGTTGCCGTTGCCCGCCCACTGGTAGGGCAGGCCGTTCTGCGTCTTCACCCACGACAGGGCGCGCTGCACGGCCGGCCCGCCGACGGCCTTCTTGTCCTCGTTGCCGAACCAGCCCATCATCCCGTCGACGGCCTTGTTCGACAGGCCCTTCATGAGGCTGCCGATCCCGGAGCTGGGGATGCGGCTGATGAGCGGCCGCACCAGCGCGGACAGTGCCTTCTGCCCTGCCGACTTGAGTCCGCCGATGACGAGGTCCTTGGCCCACGATGCGGCGCCGCTGACCGCGTTGCCGACCGCGTTGGTGACGGTGCCGACGATGCCGCCGTTCGCGAAGTGCGGGGTGGCCTGCTCGCGCTGCCGCTCCTGCTGGGAGGACGGGTTGCCGCCGGTCTTGGTGGGCTTGTCCTTGCCGAGCATGGCGTCGATGCCGCGGTGCCCGCCGAGGGCGGCGACCTGGCTGTTGGAGAGGATGCGTTCGCCGGGGGTGAGCATCGCGGGGACGGTGTCCCGGTTGCCGCTTCCGGGGACGACACCACCGGTGTTGAAGCCCAACGGGATGGCGGGCAGTGTGATCTTGCTGGAGATCTTCCCGGCGATGCTGTTCCACATCTTGCGGATGCCGTTGTTGTAGACGGAGGACAGCACGAACTTGACCGGCGAACCGATCTTCGTCTTGATGCCGTCCCAGATCGTGCCCAGCCCGTTCTTCAGGTTGGTGAACGCGGACCGCATCCCGGTGGCGAAGCTGGAGATCTTCCCGCTGATCGTGGAGAAGATCGAGGTGACCTTGTCCTTCACCCCGGTCCACAGCGACGACCACGTGTTGGTGATCGACGTCTTCAGGTTGGTGACGCTGTTCCGGAACGTCGTCCACGCCGAGGTGAACGAGGTCTTCAGTCCGGTCCAGAAGGTGTTCCACTTCTCCTTGACCGTCGTCCACAGCCCGTTCCAGATGGCGACGACGCCGTTCTTCAGATCGGTGAAGATCTTTTTCGTGCTCGTCCACAGTGACGTGAACCAGGTGACGATCGCGTTGACCAGGTCGGGGATGATCGAGTGTCCGACGAGCACGTCGTACAGCCAGGTGAACTTGTCGACGATCCACTTCACGCCGTCCGTCACCTGCTTGACGAACATCGTGATCCCGCCGATCGCGATGGTGATCGCCGGGACCAGGCCGGCGATCGCGATGCCCAGGACGCCCGTGAGGATCTGCGCGGCCTGGACGATCAGTGGCATCAGCGGGATCAGGATCTGCATGCCGAGGTCCAGCAGCGCCATCGACAGCTGGAGTAGCGGCGGGATCAGCGGGAGTAGCGCCGGGTAGAGCTGCGCGAACAGCGGGGCGATCTGTCCGAAGAGCTGGCCGAACATGGCCACCACGGGGATCAGCCCGTTGATGACCGGGACGAGCATGGTCACCAGCGCGCCCACGATGATCGTGAGGTTGTCGCCGAACAATTTCAGGAACGGGGCCAGCGCGGTGATGACCACAGCGAGGAGATCACCGATCGGCTTCAGCAGCGGCATGACCGCCTTCACCAGGTTGATCAACAGATCACCCAGGTCCCCGACCACGGGGAGTAGGGCATCCATGATCGGCATCAGGGCCTTGCCCAGCGAGTCCGCCAGTTTGACCAGCACCGGCCCGAACTTCGTTGCCAGTTCCGTGACGACCGGGGCGAGCGCGGCCAGCAGCGGCAACGCCGCCTGGATCACCGCGCCGAGCGTGGTGGCGAACAGCTTGGCGATCGCGTTGACCGCGGTGAAGATACTCGTGAGGGCCTTCTGCACCTCCGGCATCGCCGTGATCCTGCGGAGCTCCGCGAACGCCGCCCCCAGCCCGCCGAGCGCATCCCCGCCCGCGGCGCCAGCCGCCTTCAGGACGTTGCCGAGGGTGCCGAAGATGTCGCCGAGCAGGCTGCCGAACTGCCGCGCGATCTCGACCCCGTTGTTGATCGCGGTCTCCAGGCCGCCGGACTTGAAGGCGTCGCCGAGCTTCTTCGCGATCCGGTCCGCCGCACTCCCGGCGGCAGTGGTGAGCCGCTCGAACGCGGGGGACGCGGCGATGCTGATCTGGGTCAGCGCGGTGATGATCTGCGCGGGCAGCTTCGACAGCGGCGCCAGCCCCGAGTTGAGGCCGTCGAACATCTGCCGGAGCTGCCCGGTCTTCCCGAGCTGGGTGACTGCGTCGGCCGCGTTCTTCGCCATCGAGTTGAGGACCGTCGCTGTACCCACCAGGCCGGCCGTCAGCGACGGCAGGATCGCCGCGGACATCGTCGTGAACTTCTGGCCGAGCCCGGCGAACAGTGCGTTCTGTACGTCCAACTTCAGGGACCGCCAGGCCTCCCGCTGCGCGAGGACGGCACGCACGAACGCCTGCGCGTTCGGCGCCAGCTTGGCCATCGCGTTCGCCGTCGCAGTGGTCGCCGCGGCCGCCGGCTTCTGCGCATCGGTGAGAGCCTCGGCGGCTTCCTTCGCCGCCATCTGCGCGTCCGCGATCTGCCGCGCCCCGTCCGTCGCCGCCTTCGCCGCGGCCGCCTGAGCGTCCGCGACGTCCCGCTGGGCTTTCGCGACGCGCTGTGCCCCGTCGGTCTGCGCCCGCGACGCCTCCAACTCCGCATCCCGCAGAGCCTGCGTCTTATCGACGACGTCCTCGTTGGCGTCGGCGATGTCCTGCTTCGCCTTGGTGACCTTCTCCGAGCCCTCCACCCCGGCCGCGTTCGCCTGCGTGGACTGCTCCTCCAGACGGGCCGTCTCCGTCTGCTGCTTCTCCAGGGCCTGCTGCGCCTTGTCGTACTGCAGCTGCGCCTTGTCCAGGTCTTCCTTGCTGGCTGCGGCGCCCTTGGCTTTGACCGCGGTGAGTTCCTGTTCCGCGTCCTGGAGGTCGAGGACTGCCTGGCGCTGGTCGAGCTGCGCGTCCTCCAGCCGGTTGTTGAGGTCTTCGAGTTCCTCGGCCGCGTCGTGCCGGGCGTCGGTGAGTTCCTCCTGCGCGCGGCGGGCGTCGCGTTGCGCGTCGGCGAGGTCACGTTCGGCGGAGGTCACGGACTGTGCGGCCCGCCGGTTGGCGTCGGCGACGTCCTGCACCGTGGACTTCAGGGACTGCTGCGCGTCCTGAATGTCGCGGGCCGCCTTCACGCGGGCCTCGGCCGCGTTGACCTCCGCGTCCTTCACCGCCTGCTGCGCCTTCGCCAGCGAGCGCTGCGCGGACTCGACCTTCTTCGTCGCCGACTCCGCGGCGCCCGCACTCTTGGCGGCCGGCGCGAACGCCTGCTTGAACGCGTCCCCAATCCCGCTCGTGCCGATCTTGATCGCGGCGAATGCGGCACCAAGGCTGAGCACTGCCGGGACTGCGACCGCGGCGGCCGGCCCCATCGCGATGATCGACTGACCGAGCGACGCCAACGTCGGCAACGCCTGCACGGCCAGCGAGATGATGCTCGTCAACGACGTCTTGATCAGCGAGAACGCACCCGACAGACCACTGCCGAACATGCTGGAGATCCGCGACGCCGCACTCCGGTCTACGTCCGCACGCACGTTGACGCGCCGGTCCCGGGTCAGGAGCGCGAGTCGGGCCGCGGCCGCCGTCACATCCGCGTTCGCCTGGATCGTCATCTGCCGGCGGCGGGTCAGGTTCGCGAGGTCGTCGGCCGCAACGCGGGTGTCGACGTCCACGCCGATACGGACCCGGCGGCGTTGGGTGAGGTTGCGGATCTCGTCCGCGGCGACACGGGTGTCGACGTTGGCGCGGATGTTCACGACCCGGTCCGCGGTCAGCCGGTCCAGCTGTGTGCGGGCCCGGTTGAGGGCGGCGTCCTGCAGCTTGGGGATCAGGTTGACGGTGAGGTCTTGGATCCGCAGCCGGGACAGGGCGGTCTGGTCGAGGTTGACCTTGACCTTCAGCGTGCGCTCGCGGGCGAAGCGTTCGAGCTGGGTGATGGCTTCGCGGTCGTCGAGCTTGAGCTGGACGCCGACGGTGTTCCGCTTGGACCGGAGCCGGTCCATGGCGCGGTCGTAGCCGGACTCGTCGGCGGTGACCTCGACGTATCCCTCGGCGATGCGAAAGGCTCCGGCCACGCCCTACCCTCCCTGTGCCACGCTCACGAGATCCGGGAACTGCATCCGGAACTGGGTCAGTGAGACCTCGGTGGTCTCACCGGTGCCGCGCCCTGTGGGGGCGGGCTGCGTGCGGGTTGGGGTGCTGCTGCGCTGCGGCTGGTCGTCGCGTTCTTCGTCGACGCGGGCGGCCATCACGCCTTGGTAGGCGGGGAGCCTGTAGGCGAGTGCGAAGTAGCGGGGGGCGCTGATCTCGGCTTGCTCAAGGTCGAGGTGGTAGATGGCGAGGAAGTCGGCGTCCAGGTCGTCGAGGTGGTCGAGGACCCAGTCCACCTGCTCCGCGCGGGAGGCGAGGGTGTCGATCCAGTCGGCGCTGAGAAGCCATTCATGCAGGCAGGTCAGCCACGCGCTTTTCCCGCCTCCGCCTCCTTCTCCTTCTCCTTCTGGCCCAGCGCGAGGCTGACGATGAGCTGGACGATCCTCTCCAGCTGGTCTTCGGTCACCGCCTTGGACTGCTCCAGCGCCATGTATGCGTCCTCGCCCAGGACGCGGATCAGGAGCGGCGGTGTCGCCAGTTCGTGGCCGGACTCGCGGGCCTGGCGCAGGTATTGCAGGGCCGCGCCCGGGGGGATCTCGCGGGGGATCGTGTACTCGGTGTCGCCGATGTAGAAGAGCGGGACGCGGTCCTCCTCGACTTCGTCGTCACCGGCGATACGGATCGGCTCGAACTCGGCGAGCGGGTCGGTGGTGGGGGTGGGCTTGGCTGCGGCCCTCTTGCGGGCCGCAGCGGCCTGGCGTGTACGGGCGGGGCTGGTGGATGCCATCGGTGGTGCTCCTCGTAGTGGGTGGGGAAGCCGGTCAGCTAGGAGGTCTGGTCAACAATGTGGAAGGGCTTGACCGCCTCGCTGACGTAGTGGCCGGCGAGCTTCACCGGGATCAGCGTCTGCTTGTCCTTCGTGTACGCCAGCTCCGCCGAGTCGACGTTGAGGACCTTGCGGGCGATGACGCGGCGCCGGTACTGCTGCGGGGCGTAGCCGTCGAGGATCGCGGCGAAGTAGTTCGGCTGGGTTGCCGAGCTGGTGACGATCGGGTCGAGGGACTTGAAGCCCGCGCCGGAGGCGGCGGTGCCGCCGTTGAGGACCATGGACAGGTTCTCCAGGGTGGCCTCGGCCAGGGACGTCTCGATGGTGAAGTCCGCCTTGGTCAGGCGGGAGCCGACGCGGAGGGTGATCTGGTCGACCTCCAGCTCGGAGTACGTCTGGTCGATGGCGAGCTTCACGCCGTCCTGGGTGCCGCCGAGGTCGGTCCATGCGGACGCGGCCGGGGTGGTGTTGACCGCGGTGTCGGCGGGCTCCAGTGCACCGAACAGGCCCTGGTAGAGGGTCGCCGGGCCTTGGATGAGGTTGGTGGCGGTGACGGCCATCGTCAGTTCTCCTTGCTGGTGCTGGTCTTCCGAGGCGCGTCGGGCGTCTTCGGCGTGGCCGGGGCCGCGGTCGCGGGCGGCACGTTCTCGGCCGGGGTGTCCTCGACGAGGAGGCCCTGCCGGGACAGGTCGGTGTACTCGGCGTCGCCGACTTCGATCTCCTCGTCGGGGCGCATGGTGATGCGGACCTTGTGACTCACGGGTAGGCCTCTCTCCGGATGGGGAACTGGTGGTGCGCGAAGTGCGGGTGGAAGCGGAGCTGGATGGTCTGTTCGGGCGGGATGCTCGGCGGGCAGGGCACGATGCGGATCGGGCCGGTGAGGAGGAACTCCAGCTCGCCGCGGTTGTCGTGGACGAGGGTGCGGCCGTTCCAGGACAGGAGGTCGCCGTGCGGGGTGTCGTGCTGGATTGCCCACATCAGGAAGGCACCTCCGTCCAGGCGATGACGAGGCCGGGGATGTCGTAGCAGGCGTAGGAGGATGCGTCGTCGGTGATCCGGCGCGGGTCGCCCACCGTGTACGCGGACTTGACCTGCACGCTGGGGTAGCCGCCGGGCAGGGCCAGCGCCCGCCGGGGGATGTTGTCGTGGTCGAGGCATGCGGCGACGATCGACTCCGCCAGGGTGGCGGCCTGGTTCCACGGGGGCTTCTGTGAGCCCGGGTTCGCAGCCCAGCACGACAGGCCCATCACCGGCGTGCGCATGGGCACGTAGATGTTGGAGGCGCCGCCGGCCACGACGTGGGTGACGAACCCGCCGTCGGCCCAGGACAGGGTGCCGTCGGCGCCGGGCTTGGGCAGGGTCGTCGCGACGCGGTCACCGACCACGGAGATCAGCCAGGCCGTGGTCACCAGCTCGGGTGTCGCGTGCAGGACGGGCGTCGTCATGCCGTCCTCCGCTGGAAGAGGGCCGGCCGCAGGTACGGCATCGGCGGGGTGCCGGGGTGGTTGACCTTCGCCACTGGGTGGTCCGCTCCGGGCCAGAACAGGGCCTTCTTGTTCCGGGGGAGGATCACGTGCGGCGCGGTACCGAGCTCGACGTCGGTGGCGTAGTTGCAGTCGAGGGAGCCGACGCGCAGGACCTTGTCGTGGCATTCGGCGCGGAGGGAGTCGTGGAGGCGGCCGGAGCGCTTGTGGACGTAGGAGCGGGCGTCGCCGAGGATGGCGTCGCCGATGACGTCCTGCATCCAGTCGGTGATCGCCGCGTCGACGTGCGCGCGTGCGCTGGGGTCGATGCGGACGCCGGAGCGTGCCATAGCCGCCGCCTCCTCTCCGAAGGTGGTGTCGTTCTCGTGGCCTGTCCGGTCTCCCCGGGCGTGTGGCCTGTTCGGTTGGTAATCACGTTGCGGGTAGCCGCGAAGTGATCAGGTGGTGCGCCGCAGGTCGAGCCGGATGTCCGGCACGGCCACGGGGTTCGCCATCGAGGAGACGGCGTCGACGATGTAGACCGCGCCGGTCCGCTCGTCACGAACCCGGTCCTGGTCGAGGACGTCGGTCCGGGCCGGGACCCGGGCGACGGCGTAGCGGATGATGCGGGGGGTGGGGTCGTCGCGGGTGGTGACGCGCCGGGACTGCTCGGTCAGCGACGCCGGGATCCCCGTGTGGACTGGGGTGTCGGTGTCCTGCTCGTCTCCGTAGGCGTCGGTGGTGACGCCGCGGAGGATGCTGATACGGGTGGTGGCGATGGCCTGCATCACGCACCCCCCGGATACGGCACCCACGGCTGCGAGTTGTCCGCGCTGTCGAGGAGCGGGTTGCCGACCAGCGGGCCGGACCCTTCGAGTGCGCTACGGATGTGGACGGTCCGGGACCGCATCCACGACACCCGGCGCAGTGCCCGGGCAGCCATCGGTGCGAGGACCAGGCCGTCGCCCGTCAGCGTGGAGGAGACCTGGTCTTGCTGGATCTGCGTGGCATCCAGCCGCGTCTCCAGCCCGAACTGGCCTGCCAGCCATGCAGCTTGGCGGGCGACGGCCCGGCCCAGCCAGTAGAGATCCCGCGTGCGGATCCGAGGAGTGTCCTCGTAGACCCGGCTCGTGAAGATCTCGATGTCGTCCTGCGCCTGGGCAAGCTGCGCATCGGTCACCGTGACACCCGTGGTGTCGATGACCTGCTGCGCAGTAGCCCAGGCGTTGACCACGTCAGGCCTCGGGCTTACTGCTGCTGGTGTCGCCGCCGTCGCCCTCGATGACCTCGCGGGGTGTGGTGGTGTCCTCCGGCTGGTGGTCGACCGACGACGGAACCGTCTCAACCGAGTACGTCAGGACGATGGAGACACCGTCCTCGTGGTCCTCGGCACCGTCGAAGGAGACGTCACCGCGCGGGTGCAGCCCACGCTGGATCGCCTCGTTCGCGACGGCCGCCTTGTTCGCCTCGTGCTGGTACTCCTCGCCCGTCCAGTGATCGCCGAGGACGACGAACTCCTTGACGTGCCGGGTCCCAGTCGAGCCGTCCGGGGACCGCTCGTCGACCTCGACATCGGGGGCGCCGGCCTTCGCGGGGAACTGCCGCTTGCGCAGCTGCTCCTCGGTCTCGTCCGGCTTGCCGGCCGTGGCCTTGCTGCTGGTGGTCTTGCGCGCTGCCATGGCTCACCTCCTACCGGTGGCCCGTACCGCCCAGCCATGAAAGCGGTACGGGGGTCACAGGGGTGGTCAGCCGACGAGGATGGACGCGCCGTTGGGGTGGCCGTAAGCCCACGCCCGGCGTGCACGCATCTTCAGGATCGACTCGTCCGTCAGGGCGGACAGTCCGTCGCGCCCGTCGATGAACACGGACTCCGGGCCCGAGCGGCGGCCGAGAAGCATCAGGTCGGGGTTGACGAACGCCATGATCGGACGGCCGGTCGGGGTGGCCGTTGCGGTCGCGGAGACGCGGGCTCCGAGGGACCAACGGACCGGGACGCCGAAGATGGTGTCGGGGGTCCCATTCAGGCCTTCGAGGAAGATCGGCCTGCTCTGGAGGTCGAGGACACCACGCAGCGACTTGCGGAACGCGGGGTGAGCGATGGCGTACATCGACGCCGGGTCGAAGTAGTCGCCGCCCTCGACGAGCCCCATGGCCGAGTTGAACTCGGTGTAGCTGGGGAGGTTCGCGCTCGCGGCGGTGGTGATGTTCGTGCCGCCGGTGTAACCAAGGGTCGCGTCCGTGGTGTTCAGGAGCTGGTACAGCGACGTGAACGGGACGGTGGTGCCGTTCTCGGCAGCCGACACGGCGAGCGACGCGTTGTCGATCATCTTGGCGTAGCTCTTCGACCAGCCCATCATCTTCGCGTCGATGAGGTTGGCGACCGAGTCGTCGATGTCCTCTTCCGCGATGCGGGCGGCCTTGCCGAACTTCCGCGCGGTGAGGAGGACTTCGTCGTTCAGCGAGGTGTCCTCGCCGTAGGCGCCGCCCTTGGCGACGACGTCGACACCCATGCCCGCGGTGCGCGGCACGTGCTTGGTGTCGGACGTCATGATGATCGGTGAAGCGAGGGCTTCGACGGCGGAGACCTGGAGGAGGGACTGGACGACCTTGGAGGTCTCCCACTCCTCAGGGATCCATGCTTCTGCGGTGTTGCGGGCCACGGTTGCCCTCCTGCGGGCGCGTGATGGGACGTGCAGTGGTCGCGGGTCCCATCACGGTCGCCTCGCATAAGGGCGGTGACCTGCTCCATCGCGGAACAATTCACCTGATGATGAATATACCTCGGAGCGTCAAGCCCGGCCCAGGATCCGGGCAGCGTGCTGCTCCGCCGTGCTCTTCGGCTTCTCCACCGCCGCCGGCTTCGGCGCGCCCGTCGGCCTGACCTTGGGCTTCGGCTTGTCCTGCGGCAGCAACTCCGGGTATTCGCCCTTGACTCGGTCGACCTCGGCCTCCGCGCCGATGAGCGCGCCGTCGTCGTCGACGGTGATCGAGTCCCAGTCGATGAGCTTCATCAACCGCTCCGGTGCGTTGAACCCGGCCTCGGCCAGCGCGGCGCGGACGCCGGACTTCTTCATCGGCTCCCGGAACCGCTTCTCGCCCTCCTCGCGCGCCTCGCGCAAGGCCTTCTCGTGGTCGGTCTCGTTGGCGCGGGTCTGCTCCTCCAGCTCGCGGGCCCGCTCCCGGTTCCGCTTGGCGTCCGCGTTCGCCTTCGACAGGGCGTCCTTCGTGCGCCGCCACTCTGACGCGGTGGGCACGTAGTCGTCGTCGCCCGGCTTCGCCTCGGTCTTCTTCACCGGTGGCTTCGGCTTCGGCGACTCGTCGGCCTCGGCCGTGGTGCTGTCGTCGTCGGTCGTGGTGTCGTCGACCGCTTCGGTCTCTTCGACTTCCACCTCGGCGCCCGTGTCGGTCTCGGTGTCGCTGTCGGTCTGGATGCCCATCTGGTGTCTCCCATCGCGGGGGTTGGCGGCGGCCCATCGCGGGCGCCGGGTCTATGCGGCGGCCGGGAAGCGGCCGGTCCTGGCGGCGGTGCGAGCGGTGGCTTCGACCGCGGGCAGTAGATCGTCGGTGGTGCGCAGCAGTTCGCGTGCGGCGCGGATCCGGGCGGCCGTCGACTCCGAGGGGCGGGCCCGGCCGTAGCCGATCGCCCGGTGCGCCTCGCGCTCCAGCGCGAGGGGGAACGGCACACCGCTGGTGGTCCACGCGGTGTCCCAGGGGACGGCCCGGCAGCGGCAATGCCCGTGCAGCGGCGGCCCCTCCACCCCCGGCCGGCGGGCTCCGCGCTGCTTCGGGTCCCACGACAGGCCGCCCGGGAACGGCTCGTCTGCTTTGACGACGCGGCCTGTGTAGGCGAGGCAGCGGACGCATGCATCCGCCTCCGACACCCACACCCGCAGCGGCGCCATCGCCCGGACCGTCGCGTCCAGGCCTTCGTGGACCGCACTGTTCACGACCCACGCGACATGCGCACGGACCTGGGAGGCGACCGCGCGGGCCGCGCCGAGCCCGGCCATCGCGTGGGACCAGCGGGTCACCCGGTCCGGGTGCAGCAGGAACACCGCCCGGTCCCGGCGTTCGGTCACCAGGTCCCGGATGCGGAGGGCTTCCTCGCGCAGGGAGCGGCCGGCCTTCGGTACGCGGGGCGCCCGGGCGCGGCGGCCGGACGCAGCCCGCACGAACGCGGTGCCCTGCTCGACCCCCATCGTCAGCGCGGGCGCGAGCCCGTCAGCGATGGCGCCCGGTGCCCGGTCGGCGATGGCGCCGAGGATGCGGCGGACTGCTGCCTGCGCTGCGGCGAGGATCCGTTGCAGCATGTCGCCCGGGGTGGCCGCATGGTTGGGCCCGCCGTAGGCGCGAGTCCACGCGGCGAGGCTGCGGCGGATCAGGTCCTCGATGACGCGGTCGCTGTCGCCGAGCGCCCGCGCGGTGAGCTGGTCTTCGAGGTCGATGACCTTGCTGGTGTGGTCGTCCTGGACGAGGCGGAGTAGCCGGTCGCTGGAGTACGGCATCAGCCCTGCTCCTGCGTGTTGGCGAGTGCCTCCAGGTCGTCGATCGCCCCGGACATCAACGCCGCCACCTGTTCATCGGTGACGACGCCGAGCGTCTTCGCCGCGCCCAGCTTCTGCGCCGAGTCAGCCAGAGAGGCGAGGACGTCGACGCGGCGTTGGAGTTCGGCGTCATCGGTGCCGGTGAGCCAGGTGTCGACCTGCTCGGCCCGGTACCCGGCCTCGATCAGGGCCTGCCTGCGGGGCACACCGGCGGCGATCTTCGCTGCGACAGTCTGCCAGCCCTCGGCGTCGTCGACGGTCTCGGCCGGCTTCCAGTGCACCGTCACGACCGGGTCTGCGACACCGAGCCGGCGGAGCGCGAACGTGAACGCCTCGCGCAGGGTGGCGCCGTAGCTGAGTTGCCGGTTGGACACCTTCTTCGTGAACGGGGCGTCCTGCGCGCGCACCGACTGCCCGGACGGCTGCTCACCGGACGGGTCGAACAGGTGCAGCGGGGTGGTGGTGATGACGGCCATGGACCGCACGTTGAAGGTGATCGGGTCAAGGAACACCCCGGGCTGGGCCACGTCGAACTGGCCGACGCTCTTGAACCCGCGGAGGAGGAGGAGTTCGCCGGGCCCGCCCTTGAGGCTGCTGTCGTCACCGGAGTCGGACGGCCCGGTCCCAGTGTCGTTGGGCGGCCAGTCTCCGTCGTCGAAGTCTCCGGGCTCCAGGTCGCTGGTGTCGGTGTTGGCCGTCTCGGTGAGCGCGTACCGGAGGGGGAAGCCCTGGCTGTCGACGGTGCCCATGTGGGTGGCCTGCAGCTTGGTGATCGCGTTCTGCGGGCCGTAGGCGGCGTAGTGCTCGGGCGTGCCGTAGGGCCGGTCGGTGCGGAAGTGGAACGTGGGCTGCTCGCCCCAGTCGTGCTCGATGACCCACGACTCCGGGTCCTCCGGGTCGGCGGGCCACGGGTTCCAGTCTTTCGGCTGGTCGCCGCTGGAGTTCTTGCCGGTGGTCCAGCGTTCGGTGCGGTCGTCGTACTGGACTTCGGCCCGGTGGTAGGGGCCGTCGCACCAGCGTTTGATCGTCATGCGCTTACGGCGCGGGTTCTCCTCGTCGTAGATGACGCGCACCGTCTGCGGCGAGTTGTAGAACATCTCGACCCGCACCGTGTTGCCTGCGTCGTCGTCGACGGGGAGGGCCATCAGGTAGGCGTCGCCGTACTCGCCCGCGCGACGGAACACGTCGGGCATCTCCAGGTCGAGCTGGTTGTCTTGCCAGATCTTGGAGATGAGGGCGGTCTGCTCGTCGTCCTTGCCGGTGATGCCTGCGATCTCCAGGCGGTCGGTGACGGCGTCGACGGGGGTCTTGGCGAAGTTGAGGTCGAAGTCGATGTTGTGTGCGGCGAGGGCGCGGCGAATGCGGTTGCTGGAGAAGACTTCGGGGACCTTGCCGTCGTAGTAGGTCTGGGCCTGGTCGTACCCGGCGCGGGCGCCGCGGAGTTCCCCGATCCCGTACATGAGGTCGCCGCGAGGGTCGATCGCCTCGTCATCCAATGCAGCCTCCAGCCTCGACCTTTGAATCGAAGGATAGCGGGCGATTGGCGCGGCACGTCATAGGGAGGCGAACAGGGTTCACGAACGAATCGAAGGGTCACACCCAGGACGCGCGCTTCGCGGTCGGCGCCGCCTGCTTCTTCGCCACCGGAATGAACCGCCGCACCGCCGAGCCCACCGCGTCGACCATGTCGTCGTTCGGCCCCTTCGGGAAGGTGCACATCTGCTGCTCCAACTCCGGCAGCTTCCTCGCGTGCAGCACCCGGCCCCGCTGGTACAGGCCGAGTACACCCTCCGCCCGGACGAACTTCGGCTCCGTCTGGTGCACCGGCTTCACCTTCACCGGCATGTCGTGCAGCACCGCCTGCCAGGTGTCGCCGCCCTGGTTCACCTCGATCAGCACCAGGCCGATCCGCGGGAACTCATCCAGCAAGGCCAGCACCCGGTCACGGAGTTCCGGTCCGGGCCGGACCTTCAACGCGAGCGCCGCGTGCACCGTGCACCGCTGGTGCTGTGCCGACCACGACACCACGGCCAGGCCGGTGAAGTCGGACGCCTTCTTCGCCGTGGTCGCCGGGTCGATCGACAGCATCATGTGCGTGACCGGCTCGGCGCCGGCGTCCGGGTAGCGGAAGTCATCCGGCGTCCACAGCGCACCGTCCGCGGCGAGCGGATCGTTCGCCATGTTCTTCGCATACGAGCGGGTGTGGCGGATCTCCAGCAGGTAGCCGATCGGCCACTTCCCCGGCCACATCGACCGCTCCGTACCGTCCGCCCGCTCCACGATCGGCAGGCTGTGGTGCGCGCGGATGCCCTCCTCACGGATCCACGCCTCCGCGTGCACGCCCTTCGCCGCCCGGACGAGCTGGTGAATGATGCTGCCCGGCATGGTGACGGTCCCGCAGATCACCACCCTCGCGTAGATGTTCAGCGGGAGGATCGCGTCGATCAGCGTCGTGCGCCGCTTCGCAGCCAGGGCCGCGCTGTAACTGCTCTCATCCGGCTCGATATCGTCGAGTAGTAGCAGGTCAGGGCGCTTCTCCTCGACCTTCATACCAAGGCTGGAGCTGTCGATCCCGCGAGCCGCGAAGATCAGACCTGACTTCGCCACGTACATGTTCTGCGTGTCCGCGACCGACGCCCCCGACGGGCGCTTCGCCGGCGCGCACAGGTCGGCGAAGTCGCGGCGCAGCAGCGGGTTGTTGTCGATCTCCCGCTTGAACGTCGACAGGTGCGTCTCGGCCTGCGTGGCGGACGCGGCGAACGCAGCGGCGAACTGGACGTGCCCGTGCGCGGCCGCCCACATCGGCAGGAGCAGGAACCACCACGTGGACTTCCCGGTGTTGCGGGGTGCGATGTACGCGTCCCGCTCGGCCGCCGGCTCGGTGGGTGGGCGGACCCAGCGGCGGCCGGCGCGGCACCAGTCGAGGTGCGCGTCGCCGAACGTGATCCGCCCGTCGGCGTCTTTGAGGTGGTGGCGGAGGTAGACGAGGGCGAAGAGGAGTGGGTCGAGGCGGGTGAGGGTGCGGCGGCCCTCGGGGTCGGCGAGGAGGCGAGCATCGAACTGCGCGAGGTAGGCGTGCAGGTCGAACGTCTCGGCGTCGAGCCCGTCGAGGTAGCCCGTGCGGGCCGCCGTTGTCACGTCAGCCGTCGCTGCCCACGCCGTCGCGGATCTCCTGCTCCTCCAGGTCCGCGGCAGCCTTCGCCTCGCGGAGCATCTCCTGGAGTTCGAGGTCCTGCTGGCTGACCTCGGTGAACCGGGCGTCCACCCTCGTCGGCTGGTCGAGGCCGACCATCTTGCGGACGTCGGCGAGGGCGGAGCGTGCTTCACGGAACGCGGCGAGGACGGGCGCGTGGTCGCGCATGGGCTTCCCGTCGGCGTCGGTGATGACCCGTCCGTGGGAGACCATCACGTGCTCGGCTTCGGCGATCTCCATGGTGCGCTGGAAGATGTCCTCCAGCCGGTCCGCGTAGACGGCGAGGAGCTTCTCCGCCGGCCCTTTGACGATGCTTCGGAGGGCGCGGCGGATGCCTTGCCTCGCGTGGCTCTTGTCGTGGTAGCCGAGCTCGTCGGCGATGTCCTGGAGGGACCAGTTCTCGGCACGGAGTTCGGCAGCCCTGGCGTCGCGGCGTGCGGTGTCGACCCCAGGGGCGAATTGGCCCTTGGCTGTCCTCGTCCGTGCGTTGCTGTCGGGTGCGTCGTCGCTCATCGTGGATACCTCCTGCGCGATGTACCTTTGAATCGTAGGCCAGCAGTGCAAGCCGGTCCGGGTTCTGTTCGTGCAGGGGGTGGTGCAGGTGGTGTCCGACCGAGGTGGTCGCGCGGGCTTCGTGTACCGCTCGCGGCAGTCCGTGTACCGGGCGCTGCGCCGCAAGGGGCTGACGAAGACCCGGGCAGCGGAGATCTCCAACGCGGGCAGGACACACGGGCAGCGCAGCAGGATGTCCCGCAAGGCCGCGCGTACGCGGCAGGTGCGGGGGCGTGGACGTCGCTGAGGGGCGACGGGGTGAAGGGTGAGGGCCCAGGGCCGGGCGGCGGCTCTGGGCCCTCGGCGTGTCAGGGGCAGGGCTCCTCGAACTTCACCGCGTTGAACGTCACCGGCTGCCCGTTCAGCGCAGCGCCCGCGGCCGGCTTCTGCGAGCACACCTTCCAGTTCGACTCCATCAGCACGAACCGGCTGTCCCCGGTCGCGTCGTTGACGGTGATCGACATGCCGGAGTCGAGGGCGCCGCGCGCGACCTTCACAGCCTTGCCGGCGAAGTTCGGCATCGTCTTCCCGGCCGCAGCTTGCGCGCCCGCGTCCTTCGCCGGGCAGGTCTCGTCGAGCTTCACCGCGCCGAAGTCCACCGTGCTGTCGGTCGACACAGTCGTCCCGGCCGCCGGCTTCTGGGAGCAGACCTTCCAGTCGCGGTCCAGGATCTGGAAGCGGTCGCGGCCGAGGGAGTCGTGGCTGTCGAGTCCGTAGAACCCGGCCGCCTGCGCCTTGTCCTGCGCGGATTGGAGGCCCATGCCGACGAAGTTGGGGAGGGTCTTCTTCTCGGCGGCGGTGTCCTTCGCGTCGTCGCCGGTGCTGCTGCCGGTGCTGGCGGTGGGGGCTGTGCTGGTGGCCGGGGTGACGGTCGTGCCGGTGGCGGAGGTCTTGTCGTCGTTGCCGCCGACTGCGTTGCCGATCGCGCCGAGGACGATGACGCCGCCTGCGATGCCGCCGATGAGTTTCCACTTGGCCATGGTTCCCCCTGGGTTGTGCGGGTTGTGGTGGTGGGTGAGCGTAGGGAGGGTGATGGGGCTGTGTGGGGTGTGTGACGGGGTTGTGACACGAACGGGTGGCTGTGCGAGGGCGGAGGGCACTGGCCGTGCCGCCGCGTTCAATACCCTGTGGGTATCAATCCGCCAGTCGAAAGCGAGCAACCCTCATGGCCAAGGCACGCATCGGACCCACACCGACCCCACCCCACCCCCGGGAGAAGCCGGCGCCGATCACTCCGGCACCACCCCGCCCGAAGCCCTGACACGCGAAAGGCCCGCCCCGTGTGATGGGGCGGGCCTTCGTCGTGGCTGCGGGTCAGAGGGTGTTGAGCTGCACATCGAAGTCGAGCGTCGCCGGAGTCGGCCCGTCCGACAGACCCTCAGCGTCCAGGACCTGCGACCGGATACGGAGGTACAGGTCGTAGCGGGTCTCGCCCGGCTCGGGCGTGCACGTCCCAGACCGAGAGCCGACCCCGCCGAGAGTGATCAGCCAGTGGTGGGTGCCCTGCTGGTGGAGGGGGTCAACGGTGGTGGGCATGAGCCCCTCCCTGTCTCGCACGTTCAGGTGACGCCGGCCGGGACGGTGGGCCGCCAGCGCACGGTCAGGATCACCGACTGGTCTTCTGCTTGCCAAGTGTGGGGCACGCCGGGCCCGAAGTAGGCGAAGTCTCCCTGCTCGCGGAGGACGACGCTGCCCGGGTCTTGTCCGGGGAAGTCGAGGCGGAACGTGCCGCTGATGAGGATGGTGATGCTGGCCATGGCCGCGGGTTCGGCGAGCTCGTGCCGCTGCTCACCGGGTGGGTGGTGGCCCCATTTGAGTTGCAGGTCGTCGGTCTTGAGGGGGCCGTGGTGGTCGTCGAGGAACGCTCCGACGAACCAGCCACGGGTGCTGGTCTGGAAGTTTTCGGCGTTCCCGATGTGGATGCGTCCGGGCATGGCTCGCTCCTGGTGGCGGGTTCGTGCGGCGGGGCGCGAGGGGAGGGCCCCGGCCGGGTGAGGTCAGGGCCCTCTGCTGTGCGCAGGATCAGGCGTCGGGGATCTCGGCGGCGGTCATGGTTTCGAAGTGCCACCACCGGCCGTCTTCCCACTTCATGACCCTGGCGGTGTCGGCGCCGGAGCGGAGCCCGGTCCGGACGTGCGCGAAAGCCTTCGCTTCGCTGGTGTGGCCGATCTCGGCGAGCTGGGCGCCGCCTTGGGTGAGGATCACCCGCCACGGCTCGCGGGGCTTGGTTGTCATGACGTTCATCCTGTCGTGTCTGTGGGTCAGGCGGCGAGCAGGAGGCGGGCCGCCAGCTGGTGGTAGCAGCGGCTGCCCTTGGTGCCGGCGGGGCAGGTGCAGGCGGTGGGGGCGGTCTTGTAGGTCTCGGTGCCGTCGGTGCTGACGGAGATGAACACCACGCTGCGGAGGGGGATGATCGCGCCGTCCTCGATCAACTCGCGGGCCGACTGGACCTGGTGGGCCTTGTAGTCGGTGGTGTCGACGGCCTGTGCGGCGCGGCGGATCTTGGCCTGGCAGGCGCGGCCCCGTCCGGCGGCGATGGACTTGGGGGCGGTGAGCTTGCGGCCGCAGCCCATGCAGCGGGTCTGCTCGGTGGTGGCGGCTGCGGCGTTCATGTGGTGCCCCCTTGCTCGGTGTGTATATACAGAGACTAGGGCCCGTGTATATACACGTCAAGCTTTTCGCTAGACCCAATGCATATACACGACTAGAGTTGACGCATGGCCAAGCAGCGCACCGAGGGACACACACCCCTCCGCCAACTCCGCATCCCAGACGACGAATGGAAGCCCTTCGGCGCCGTCGCCGGGGACCGTGAACGCACGCGGATCGTGCGGGAGTTCATCCGCTGGTACGTCGGCGAAGAGGGGGCCGACCTGCCGGAGCGCCCGGCGAGCAGCGAGGAGAAGAGCGCATGACCGAGCCCACCGACCCCGCGCTCCGCGCCCGCATGCTCCGCCTCCTTGCCGCCGCGCACCGCAAGCGCGCTGCCGAGCTGGACATGGCCGCTGCCGCAGCCGAGGCCGGTGGCGCCATGAGACGGCTCGCGGACATCATCACCGCAGGCGAGGCCCGAGACATCGCCGAGCACCCGGACTTGGCGGAACTGAACGTCCACCTCGACGGGTTCTACAACGAGCCCGAGCCGCCGAGGGGGTAGCCCCCACCGCATGACGAAGGCCCCGCCCGGAACTCCGGAGCGGGGCCTCGCTGCGCCCGGCCTACGGCTGCGACGTCGCGTCGTCCAGCATCTTCTCCCGGTCAACGTTCCCGTCCCCGTCGACCCAGCCGAGATCATCCGTCAGCACGTGCGACATGAGCAGCGTCTGGTAGTCGTCCTCGCTCAGGCCCTTGCAGTCGGCGGGCTTCGCCTTGTCCCCGTCCGGCCGGGCCTTCAGCGCGGCGACGCAGTCCTTCGCGATCTCGTCCTGGCTCTTCTCGCTGGAGCAGCCGACGGCGCCGGCCAGGAGCAACGCGGCGGCGAGTAGTGCGGTAGCGGTGCGGCGCATGTGTCCCCCCAGGACTGTGGTGTGCCCGGGATCGTAGCCGCGCCTGCTGACAGTGCGCCCTGGAAACAGCGAAGGCCCGACCCGTCTGGGGGACGAGCCGGTCCTTCGCTGGGTACGGGCCGGCCCTGCCGCGAGGGGGGATTCCGCGGCAGGGCCTTGGCACTGACGAGCCGTCTCCAGTGTGGCAGCAGCCGGGCTACCGGCCCCAGCAGTTCGCCAACATCGCGGCGAGCAGGAACACCCAGAACAGGCACGAGCCCGAGGGCAGGAGACGATCCCCGCGAGAGTCGGCGTGCACGCGCCGCACCCCGTCCCCGTCGTTCGGCCGGAGCCCTCCGTGCGTCGCCCGCCGGTGTTCGACCAGCTCGTCCTCCGCGTCCTCGCGGCGGTCGCGTCTCGACGGCGAGGAGGCGTCACACGGGGCGCACCAGTACTCGTACGGCATGGGGGCTCGGGTCCTCTCGGGGCGGTCAGTCGGTGGGTGTAGCGGGCGTAGCTACGGCTGTAGCGGGGGCTGCTACATCGCTGGTCACAGCCGTAGTAGCTGGGTAGCTACGCGACTTGGGCCCGCCCTCGGATGGGGCCGGGGAGTGGGCCTGTTCCCACGCCTCCAGGTCGGCGCGGTGCACCCCCTGGTTGACCCGCCCGTCGGCCTCCCGGACGGACCCACGGACGGGGATGCGGCGGCGGTCGAGAGCGGCCCGGACGGCGGCCCGGTCGCAGGCGGGGTCGAGGCCGGTCTTGTGGAGGTGGTCGACGATGCTCGCCAGGTGCACGCCGCGGGCCTCCCCGATCAGCTCCCACAGCAGGGGCGGCAGCGGGTCGTCGGGCGCCTCCTCGACGGTCGCGGAGGGCTGCTCCCCCTCGGCCTCTGGCGCGGCCTCCGGGGTCTCGTCGGGGGCGTGCATCCAGGCGAGGCCAGCGAGGACGAGCAGGGCGGGCCCGATCCACGTCCGGTAGCGGGGCGCCGCGTAGACGAGGACGAGCACGCCGACGACGACGGCCCGCCACCCGAACCGGCCGGCGAGCCGCAGCACGAGGATGCGGCCGCCGGCGGTGAGCGGGTCGATGAGCGCGGCCAGGCGCACGGTGAGCTGGCGCATCACGCGACCTGCTGGCCGAGGTTGGCGATCGCCTCGGAGATCGTGGACCACATGCCGCCCGCGCCGGACGCGGCGTACCAGAACACGATGCCGAGGATGGCGACCTGCTTCGTCGTCAGCTTCTTGAACAGGATGACGATGGCGAGGATGAGGGCGATCGCGGGCATGCCGAGCCCGGGGATGACGCCCTGCGCTGCCTGGAGTCCGCTGTGCACCAGGTCGGGCACGATCTTGAAGAGGCCTCCGGCCGCTGCGTAGGCGCTCCCGGCGAGCATGCCGAGGACGAGGCAGGGCCACCAGCCCAGCGGCTTGACCTTGCCGCCGCCCTTGATGCCGAGGAGGAGCAGCACGGTGAGGACGGTGGCGAGGCCGACGATGCCGAGGTTGCCGAACACGCTGGTCACGACGGTTCCTTACAGGTGGGGCGTGCCGTAGAGGAGCACGCCGACGACGACGGAGGATGCGGGGACTGCGGTGAGCCAGGCGACCGGCTTCCACCAGCGACGGGTGCGGTGGTGGAGGAGGACCGTGCCGGCGGCGGCGCCGTACCAGAGGAAGGCCTGCGGGCCGACGAGCCCGGTGCGCGCGATCCACGCGGTGACGTAGGTGGTCCAGCCGACGAGGCCGACCGTCCAGCCGAGGTAGGCGGCGCTGCCGTGGTAGGCCAGCCACTTCATCCGGTACGGGATCCGGTCGTACGCGTCGAGGAGGGACTGGCGGGGGGACGGCGGGCGGCTGTCCCACGCGGTGCGCGCACGGCCGGGCTTGGGCGCCTTGCCCTTCTTCTTCACCTTGGACTTGGCGGGCGTGGCCGGCTTCTGCGCGGGGCGGGTCTTCGGTTCGGCCGCCGCGGGCTCCGGCTCGGGTGCGGCTGGTGCTTCGAGGATGTCGTCGAGCCAGTCACGCGGCCGGGTCGTGGGCTTCGGCGGGATCGCGGCGGGCCCGACGCCCTGCTTGCGCAGGATGCTCCGGACGCGCAGCTCGTCTGCGTCGGGCTTCGTGTCGCTCATGCGTAGCCGTCCTTCGGCTGAGTCTTGCGTCGTTCACGGCGTACCGCGGCGGCGACGCTGTCCTTGTTCGCGTCCGGGTAGGCGGTCATGACGGCGCGTACGGCGTCGGAGTTGTTCGGGGTGATCGCGATCTGCTCGCGAACGAGTTCGGCGATGCTCGGCTGCCCGCGATCGGAGTTCGGGCTGGTCGCGGCGTTGTTCGCGATCTGCTCGGCGACCGTGCTCGGGCTGCTCGGATCGGTGTTCGCGATCGCGCTCGGCTGCTCGCGATCATGCTCGGCGACCGCCTCGAAGTTGTTCGCCTTCTCGACCGGAGGCAGCGCGTCCCGGCCGTACATGGTCAGCGCGAGCGGCGTCTTCCGCTCGATCTCGCCGGCCATGCGGTGGCGCTCCAGGCGGACTTCGAAGTCGACCTCGTCCTGCGCGAGGGTGACGCGGCCCTCTGCTCGGATGCGGGTGATGCGGGCCTCCGCGTCCTGCTCGATCCAGTCGAGGGTGATCGCGTTCAGCTCGGCGTCGTAGGCCTGGTCGCGGCGGGCGTCGGCGAGCGCGGTCTCCTGCTCGTCGGTGAGGGCGGCCGGATCCTGCTCGGCGGCCAGGGCGAACAGCCACACGATCTTGCTGACGGCGATGACGAGGACACCCGCCGCTGCTTTCGCTCCGGACCCGTCCGGTCCTGATCCACCGTGGATCGCGAGGAGCGTGCCGACGCCGCTGGCGATGAACCAGCCGGCGGCCGTGGCGGGCCAGGTGTGTCCGGCAATGCGGACCCGGTTGGCTTCGGCCCACAGGACGGTGATCCAGCCGATGTCTCCGGCGACCGCGACGGTGATGCCCCAGGGACCGGAGTTCATGAGGTCGCTGATCGCGTAGCCGGACCAGACGACGGACAGCGCGGCGAGGATGCGGGCGCCCTTGACGACGAGGGGGGTCTGGCCGGTGGAGGCGAGCGGGTTCTTCACGGTGGCTCCCTGCTGCGTGAAGAGGGCCGCCCCGCGCGAGGGGGCGCACGGGGCGGCGGCTTGCGGTGGTCAGCGGGCGGCGCGGTACCAGGTGCCGCGCTTGTCCTGCGCGCGGTCCTTCGCGTCCCAGGCCTGGCCCTTGCGGTCGGCGCGGGTCGCTCCGCTGCGGCGGTGGCTGGCGCTGCGGGCGCGGGCGGCGGACTCGGTGGCGGACTCGCGGCCGGCGTACCGGGTCTTGGCGCGCTCGTGGTCGTTGCCGAGGAGGCGGTCGAGGAAGCCCATCAGGCGGCGCTCCCCGTCTCGTTGGCGGTGGCGCGGACGTCGGGGCGTCCCCAGCCGGTGGCGTAGTCGGTGGCGGCGCGGTCGAGGAGCTGCGCCGGTGTGGCGGTCGCGTCGTCCGTTACGGGGGTGGGCTCGGGCGGTTGCTGATCGGTACGCTTCACGCGGACCTGCTCCTTCGTCGAGGTTGTGGGTGGGTCCGCCCCCGGCCCATATGGAGTGGCGACTCCGGGCCGGGGGCTTTGTTGATCTACGGAAGGGCAGTGGCTCCCCGTCCGTTGTATGGGGACCGTACAGCGTTGTATGGTCCCCATGCAAGAGAGTCGGTGCGTGCCGCTACCCGCAGCAGGAGAGGAGCGGGCGTGGACGACGCGAGCGAGGAGGTACAGCGGGTGTCAGACGCCCTGAAGGCGGTCGATGAGATCGCCGACCTGGAAGAGCGCGTGCGCGCACGGAACCAGGTACTTGCCCTCCAGGCTCAGCGGACGAAGGACTGGCACGCCGAGCGCCGTGATCTCGTCCTGGCCCTGCGCGCGGAGGATCCGCCCGTGACGATGCGGGCGATCGCTGCTCGGCTGGAGATGTCCCTCGGGGTGGTGCAGGACATCATCCGTGGGCACACTGGCTCGTGGACGAACCGGGAGAAGAAGCCGGAGGGGACATGAGCGACACCGCCTGGGGCTGAGCCCCGCACACGACGAAGCCCCGACCACATCGGCCGGGGCTTCGTGCTGTCCGGAGTAGCCCAGCGCGCGCCCGCCCGGGACCAGGGCGAGGCTGGAGGCATGACCCCGGTGACCGTGTACCCGCCCGACGAGGAAGGCGGCCGACGCGTCCGTGCGGGCGAGGCCATCCTCGGCCGGGCCTACTCAGTGCGCGACATCGCCGCGCTGCTCCAGACCGCCGGCCTCCAGGACGCGGACGAGATGACCGTGGTTCGCGCGGAGTGGATCGACTGGCGTGGCGGTGGGCCGGAGGTCTGGACGCACTGACCCGGCGGGCGTAGCGTCGACGTCCTCGGGAGGGGCCATCTCTGAGACGCCACGGGCCCGCCGCACCCCACAGGGACGGCGGGCCTCGTGCTGCTCAGCCCTCGGTCGACGGCTTCCCCAGGTCGACCAGATCCGGATGCTCGGCGATCGTGAGCAGCGAGTGAGCGTGGTGCAGCAGAGCCGTAGCCCTGTACGCGGGATCGTCCCGGGCCGGGAGTGGCGGCGGCAGTAGCGCCTTCAGGATCGCTGTCCGCATGCTGCCACCGACCCGTTCCATGGCCTGCTGTAGCGCCTCATCGCGGTCGCTCACTCCTCACCCCTCCTGCTGCGCGTGATCCAGATCGCCAGGCCGAGCCAGCCCGCGCCACCCAACGCCAGGGCGAGCCCGCGCCCGAGGTCGCCTTGCTCGCGCAACCACAGCATGCCCGCGATGGTGGCGAGCCCTGCGATGGTGGCGACGATGATGCGGCCGGCCTGCCACTGCGCGCGCGTCATGCCGCGATCACTCCCTCGGCCCACACCCGTCCACACCCTGTGCAGTGCGCGACCGGAACCCGGCCCTCGCCACCGTGCACGTCGATCGCCCCGCCGCAGTCGTGCCGCTGCTCCAGCGTCCGCCGCTGCGCCGCGATGTCCAGGGCCTGCTCGATCCGCTCGGCCGCGCCCGCGGCGACGACTCCGATGCGGCGTCCCTCGTCCTCGGTGATGCGCCGGCACGGCCCGGCCGCGCGCTCGACACGGGCCAGCAGCCACAGCGCTGCGTGGGGTGCGGTCCGGCGTCCGGTGTACCGCCAGCGTCGCGGGTCGACGAGGTCCGCGTGGGCGAGCTGCTGGGTGCGGCGCCGGTCGGCGGCGGCGATGTCGGCTTCCCGCTGTGTGCGGTACGGGGCAATCGCGGTGCGGCGTGCGGAGGGTGCGGCGATGGGTGCGCGTTGGGCTGCGTGGGCGATGTCGTCGGCGCAGGCGATGAGCGTGGTCTCGACGGTGCGCATGGTGTCGAGGATGTGGAGGCGGACGGGGACGGGTCGGACGCCGAGCTGGATCGGGTCGCGTTCCAGGGTGCGCAGGTGTGCGGCCTGGTGGAGTCGGGCTTCTTGCTCTTCGGCGTCGTCGAGGGCTGCGAGGTAGCCGCGGAGTCCTCGGCCGAAGCCGTTGACGACTGCGGGTTGTCCGACGGTCTCGTGGAGGTCGGCCCAGTGCATGGCGACAGAGCGGAGGTTCGTGGCGGTGGTGGTCATCGGGGCTCCGTGGTGCTGATGGGGCGGGTACGGTGATGGCCATCCGGTGAGTGATGGGGCGTGCCTGGCCTGGGGAGGTCGATGTAGGCGCGCCCCTTCGTCGTGTCAGGGGCTGGTGATCCGGACGATCCAGCCGATGACGAGGAGAAGGCAGATCCAGCGGGGGACGGGCCACTCGTCTGCGAGCCAGCGTCCGAGGGTGCGGAGCTTCTGCACAGTCACCGCTTCCTGAACGGGCCGGGCGTGCCGAGCGCGCGGGCGAGGTAGTCGATGTGCTCGTACTTCGCCTCGGTCGTGTGCCCGTCCCACTGCGCGCGCGGGTCGTCGACCGTGACGTGGTCGAAGAACTCGATCAGGTCGGCGTCGCGCGGGCTGAAGTGCCATGAGCACTGGCGGCCGTGGAGCGTGGCGTAGAGAATCTGCCATCCGGGCTCGTCCACGTCGGAAGCGGGGGCAACGACGGCCTGTTCGGCGAGGCCCCCAGCGACGAGCGCGACGAGTCGGGCGCGCTCGCGGTACGCGCCGTCGCGCTCGGCCTCGACAGCCGCTGCGCGCCGGGTGAGGTCGATCGCCTTCTCGTTCATGTCGCCTTGGACTTCCTCGTACCGGTCGAGGTCGTCGTACAGGGCGTCGAGTTGGTCGGAGGTGATCGTGTCGACGGTGAGGCGGTCGTTCATTCGCTGGGCCCTTCGTTCTTCTTCGCGCGGCGGACGTCGTTGACGGTCGTTCCCCGGTACACGGTGTGCGCGACGGACGGGGACGGGGCCCGGTATCCGTGGCGGGCGAGGCGGGCGTAGACGGTGCTGTGCCGGACGCCCAGGACCTTCGCGAGCCGGTACACGGTGACGCCCTGCTCGACGAGGACGGCGAGGGCTTCGGTGAACTCTCGGCTGGTCTGCCGCCGGGGGTCGTCGAGGGGGGTGAATCCGTTGACGGTCTTGGCGATGGCGTACATGGCGCGGAGTTCGTCGGCGACTTCGGCGGTGACGGTGTCGGCGGTGGTGCGCTCGGTCATGGCTCGGGTTTCCATTCGATTCCGTCGAAGCGCTGCTCGATGTCGCGGAACTGGGCTCGTTCGTGGGCGTCGAGTTGGAGTTCGTCGCAGTGCGCGGTGGAGCCGATGGGGCGGTAGACGATGCGGGCGGTGTAGTGGCCCCAGGTCCAGGCGGCGGGGATGGCGAGGGTGAGGCTGAGGATCCACAGGGCGATCACGGCTGGCCTCCGTTGATCTGCCGGGCGACGGCGAGCGCGCGACAGGGGAGGTTCAGCGGGTTGCGGGCCGGGGCGCAGTAGCCGCACTCGGTGTCGGGCAGGTGGAGAGTGGCCGAGTCGCGGAGCCATTCGGCGAGGGCGTGTGCGGTGGCCGGGGTGAAGACGGCGACGAGGTCGGAGCAGGCGCCGCCGAAGCCGTTGACGAAGCCGTCGCGCCAGGCGGTGGGCTTGTCGTAGGGCTTCCAGTAGTCGTCGGTGTCGAGGTCTTCCTGTGCGGTGTCGGCGAGGTCCATCAGGGTCTGGGCTGCGGTGCGGAGTTCCTCTGTGGGCGTGGTCATTGCGACCTCCAGGTGCGGATGTGTTGTGCGAGGTGCCGCCCTGCCTGCCGGATGGCGAGGAGGGCGGCGGTGATGAGTGGGGAGGCGAGGGCTCCGAGGAGCGCACCGGTGATCACGGGGTGGTGCCGTCGGTTGGCTGGACGCGCCGGATCTCGTCTTCGGTGAGGCCGAGGCGGCGGTCGTAGCGATCGCAGGCCCGCGCCATCCAGCGGCCGGGGATGAGGTGGATTCGGTGCAGCGCGCTGAAGCGGACACGGGCGGTCTTGCGGCCCATGAGCGCGGGGTCGTAAAGCCAGTGGATGACCTCGTGCCAGCCGGTGTGGAGGTGGTGTTCCATGCGGGCGCGGGTGTGGTTCACGCGGCTTCCTTCTCTCGGTGGGCCCAGGTGGGCGTGTGAGGCTCTGGCGCGGCCTCGATGGACTCGGGGGCCGGAGTGGCGTGTGCGGCCCTCCATGCCCCCGTTACGGCCCGCGTGACGGCACGCCAGGTGACGACCCCGGTGAGGATGACCGTGTAGATGGCGACCGTGGCAACGAACGCGGCAGCGACGATCCAGATGGCGATCGCGTTGAGGATGGTGCTCGCGGTGTCGATCGCGTCGAAGATCAGCAGCGCGGTCACGAGGTCGACTCCCTGCTGCGCCGCGCCCGTGTGCACGCGGCGCGCCACGCCTTGCGGTAGCGGTCGCGCTGCCGCCGCAGCTCACGCACTTCGACGTCCAGTGCGGCAGCCTGCTGCTGCGCCTCGGTTGGGCCGCCGAGGACGGCGAGGGTGGTGCGGGCCAAAGCGAGGTAGTCCTTGCGGAGATCGGCGGATGCTCGTTCCCAGTCGCCGTCGTCGAACAGGTGGCCGTCGTTGTCGGCGAGGCGTCGGGCGAGGAGAGCCTCGGCAGAGGCGCGGTCAGGCACGGTCGGCCGCCCGTCCTTCGTCGTGGCAGCGGCATGAGGCGCAGCCGCCCGGACATCCCCAGCAGTGGTTCGGGCTGTGCTCGCACGACGGGGTCTCGTCCTTGCCGGGCTGGGACACGGCGGCGGGCTGCTCCAGGCAGTCGCAGTCGCCGACCGTCCGGCCCTCGCAGACGTGTTCGCCGAGCGGGGTGCCGGTGTCGGCGTGGAGCCGGTAGAGGTCGAGCAGGCCGTCGGCAGCCTGGTACGCCTCCGGGTGATCGGCTGCCGCGTCTCGCTGCGCCTTCAGCCACGCCTCGACCACATCGCCGCGCCGGGCCTGCGTCTCGTCCTGCTGTGTCTCGCCGTCTGCCCGGCCCGGACCGGACGCGGCGTCGGCCAGGCGGCGCAGCTTGTCCAGCGCGGTGCGCATTTCGTCGCCGAGCCGGTGCAGGGCGTCGAATGCCTCGGACTTCACCGGCACGCCGTTGTCGCTGATGCCTCGGTCGTAGGCCCACTTGCGGCGGTGTGCTTCAGCAGCGAAGTGCAGCAGCAGAGACTCGGCCCGGTCGGCGGGTGCCTGCTCCCGGCCGCCGAGCCGGCGCACGGCCCTCGTCAGTTCCGCAACTTCGGCGACCAGGTCCCGGCCCCGGTCGCGGAGGGCTTCCCAGTTCGCTCCGGTGCCGAGCCCGAGGGCCTGCGACAGGGCGAGCCGGTACGCCTCGGTGGCGGCCTCGGCCTGCCCGAGGGCGGCTTCGTGGCTGCACTCGATCGGGTCGGGGCACGCGGGCAGTACGGCGACCACCGTGTCGAGGAGCGGCGCCGGGCGGATCGCCTCCGGGTCGTCGACGAGCAGCGCCTTGACCATGCGTCGGGTGGCGTCGCCCTGCACGCACAGTTCGTGGTCCGGGTTGATCGGCTCGCAGCAGATCCACTCGGCGACGATGTTGTGCTCGGCCACGGCCCAGAGGCGGGCGGAGAGGGCGGCCCGGTCGGTGGGCGCGGTGGTGCTGCGCTTCGTCGCGCAGGTCGGCCCGTGGTAGAAGCCGACGCCCACGTGGACCTCGGCGACGCAGTCGCACGCAACCTGGTCGGTGGGCGCGGACGCCGGGACCGTGGCGGCGGTCCCGCGGCGCAGCGTCTCCAGCGCAGTCTCAGCGTCGGCGGCCCTGCGGTGCATCGCGTTGTAGACCGACCAGAGGACGGGCCGTTCCTTGCCCTCGGCGTACCGCTGGACTTCCTCCATCAGCTCGTTGTTGATCCGGTCGGCGCGCCGCAGACCGGCCTTGTGTCGCTCGCGCATCTCGGCCTGCTCGGCGTCGGCGACGGCAATGACGGCGTCGAGCACTAGGCCCATCTCGCGCACCACCGGTTCAGTGCGTTCGCCATCCCAGCCGTTCTGTCGCATGAGGGCGTACAGCGGTGCGGCGTACCGCTCACGGCGCTCGGCGGGTGTGGTCTCGGTCATGTGCTGCTCTCCAGTCGGTGCGTAGGGTTCGGGGTGCGGGCCACCCGCCGGATATGAGCCGGCGGGTGGCCCGTGTCGCGGGACGTCACGGGGCGGGGCGGAGCTTCAGCGGCGGAGTCGTCGGCTTCTGCCTGGCCCCCTCACACGGCTCACCCAGCCAGTGCCGGTGCATGGGCACGCGTCCGTTGGCGAGAGGCTTGAAGATGCCGAGCAGTCCGGCGGAGCACCTCTCGCGGGCGGGGCAGATGATGAAGCCGACGGCTGACTCGTAGTCGGTGATCCCGGCTTCGAGGTCGGCGCGCGTCTGCTCTGCACGGTCTGCGGGGTCGCGGTTCGTGGCGTCCGGCTTCGGCTTGGGCTTTGCCGTCCACGTCCCGGCGGCGATCTGGTCGCGACGCGTGGCGAGCAGCCCCCGGAGGACGGAGGCGTGCTGGGCGTACCGGTCGCGCGTGGCTTCCGCCTCGGTGATGGCGCGTTCGATCTCGGTCGGGGTGGCGTCGGTGTAGAAGCCCGGGGCGATGAAGGTCATCGCTGCGCCCCCTCGGCGGCCGGCTGCTCCCCGGCGAGGAACTGCCGCACGGCCTCATCCGCCCGCCCGGACTCCGCGTCCCGCTTGGCGAGTTGCCCGATCAGGTACTTCCGCTGCGCCGTCAGCCGGGCGATCTCGGCGAGCAGTGCGGGCACGTCCGTGCGGGCGTGGAGCACGAACGCCAGGTCGGCCGCGGCGTCTTCACCGTCGCCGAAGTTGAGGGTGCCGACACCGCGGAGGTATGGGCCGCGGAGGTAGGCGTAGAAGTGCGGGCCGTACTCGGTGTGCTCTTCCCACGGGCCGGGCGTTGCTGCTGCGGCGCGGGCGGCGATCTCGTTGAGCTGCTCCTCGGTGAGGGGCTGGCTGGTCTGGTCGGTCATGATCACTCCTTGTTGACGGTGATGTCAGCGGTGTACGGGGCCGGTGGTGTGCCCGGTCCGGTGTGGGCGCGGTGTCGGCTGTAACCGGATCGGCGCGGCAGGGTCAGGCGTCCGTCTGGTTGGCGAGCTTCAGCAGGACGGCGGCGTGGCAGTGGTCGGGCTGGCCGGGCTCCGGGAGGGGGCACCAGCACATGAGGTTGCGTCCGGCGAGAGCGCGGAGGTCGGCGAGTGCGTCGGCGTCGTACTCGAAGGCTCCGAACGGTCCGATGTGAAGTTCGAACAGGCGGGTGGCGAATGCGGCGGCCTCCTCCCAGCTTGGGAAGAGGTGCGGTCCGCCGCGAAGGGCACTCGAATCGGCTTCGTCGGTCTCTACGCGCCACGGAGCATTCGCGTGGCTAACGACCTGGAAGGGGTTGCCCCAGCGGCTGCCGCGGCCGACGTAGGTGGCGTCGGCTGGTGCACGCCAGCCTTTGGTGCGGCGGCGTTGGATGCGGGTGGGGGTGCCGAGGGTGGTCTGTCGGGGTGTCATGCGCTGTGCCTCTCTTCGTGGGTGTCGTCGACGGCGTGGGTGGGCCTGTCGGGGTGGCTGCCGGTGGCGGGGTCTTGTCTTGGTGGGCAGTGGCCGCAGTCGCAGGGCTGGTCGGGGCGGTGTTCCTCGTTGCGGTAGTGCTGGATTGCCGCGTCCCACAGGTGCTTGGGCTGGCTCCACTCGGCGGGCGGGCCGGGTGAGTGGGTGCCGGGTGGCCAGGCGCCGGGGATGTGGCCGGGCGGTTTCAGTTCCGGGACGGGCTCGGGTTTCGTGGTGCGGCGTTGGCGGCCGGTGTTGATGAGGTCGCGCATGAAGCTGCGGAGGTCGCCTTCGGATCGCATGGCGGTGATGTCGTCTTGCTCGAAGTCGGTCATGCGGCGGCGTCCTTGCGTGCTTGGTGGGCTTCGGTGCGTCGGCGGCCGTGGGGGGTTTTGCAGGGCTGGCGGGCGAGGGCGCGGCATCCGTCTTTGGGGCAGGGGACGCGGAGTTCGGGTGGGGTGGCGGCGTAGCCGATCTCTTCGCGGAAGCCGGCGGGCATGTACGGCTGCTCGTCTTCGTCGGGGATCTCACGGCCGACGGCGGCGAGTTGGCGGGCGACGGCGGGGTGGGGGCCGCCGGTGAGTTCGCCGACGGGGATGGGGGTTTCGCGTCCGTCGGCGATGGCGTGGAGTTGGGCGCGTCGGCGGAGGACGAAGTCGCTGCCGGTTTCGTTGGGGTTCCGCGGTTCGTAGGCGGGGATGGTGGCGCCTAGCCGTTCTTCGCGGATCTTGGTGCGCCAGGTGCGGACGTGGTGGGGTTCGATCCACCGACGTCCGGTCTCGCCGGGTTGTGCCGGGGCGGAGTAGTAGCGGGCGACGGCCTCGAAGGTGTCGTCGTCGGCGGGAAGGTCGCGGAGGGCTGCGGCCCAGGCCTGCTTGCCCATCTCGGAGGGCTGTCGGTTGTCGAAGGCGGAGCAGGCGCCGAGGAGTCGGGCGGCTTCGTCGGGTGTCACTTGTCGTCTCCTGAGGCGAGGGCGAGCCATCCGGCTACGCGTTCGTCGGTGGTGTTGCGGCGGGGCGCGGCGGTCTGGCTGCCTCCGTCGAGGGGCACGAGGAACGCGCCTTGTTGCGGGGTGCTGCGGCGTTCCGCTGCGCGTTTGGCGTCGTCGCGGATCCACTTCTGCCAGGCGTCGGGCCACGACTTTCGGCGGGTGCCGGTGGATCGGTAGTGGCTGACGAATTGCGCGGTGGAGTGGTCGATGTCGATGAGGGCGGCGTATCCGTCGCGGTGTGCCCAGCGGCGCATGCCGTCGGTGAGGGCGAAGTTCGCGGCGTCGATGGGCGCGAGGTGATCAAGCTCGGCGCCCCCACTACCCGCACCTTCCCCATCTACATCAGCCGTATAAGGGGTTCGGGACGGGACGGGACGGGACGGGGCGCCGTTAGTAACGCCGTTACGAACTCCGTTGACCTGCGGGTCTGCCTGAACTTCGCGACGGTTTCCGGTCGCCGTCGTGTCGCCGTCGTGTCGCCGTCGTGCTTCGTTCGTGTCGCCGTCGTGCGTTCCGGGTGCGTCGGAGCCGTCCGGCGGGACCGGCTTTCCGTTCTTCCGCTGACGGAACCGTTCCTGCCTTTCGGCGTTCTTCTTCCGCTCCGCGAGGACCTGCTCGCGGGAGGGGTTGTAGTCGAGGAAGTCGTGGATGACCCAGCCGTTGTCGCTGCGGTCCCACACGCCGGCGTCTTCGAGCTGCTTCGCGGTCGCCTTCAGGCCTCGGATGTGGGCGACGAGGGGCAGTTCGCGTTCGCTGATCCGGCCGTCCGTCAGGTTTTCCGAGCTCCAGCAGATCGCGGAGACATGCAGCCGGAACGCTCGATCGGACAACAGCGCGACCTTCCGGTGGGAAGGGAAGCGGTCGTCGAGCTTGACCCAGGGCATGTGCACTTCTTTCGGTCGTGCGGAAGTAGGGGGCTTCGCGTCTTGGCAGTGCGGCCCTCTCACTGCCATGCTACTTTAAAGATTGGCCAGATTGGAGATATTGGTGATGACTTACACTCTTGCCATGGCTGCTGACCAGGGCATTCAGATCGCCGACGACGGCGTGGCAGAGGTGTCGATGACCGACGCCCGCGCGAACCTGACTCCGCTGCTGCGCGACGTCCGCTACGGCGGCCGGCCTGCGGCGTTCACCGAGCGCGGGAAGCGGAGTGCCTACGTGGTGCCGCCCGACTTCTACGAGCAGGCACTGGAAGACCGGCTGACCGCTCGGGCGATGTGGCAGTTGATCGACGAGACCTTCGGCGAGCAGAGGCGGGAGAACCTGGAGAAGGAACTTGCTCTGTACCGCGATCAGCTGAAGCGCCAGACCTGACATCCGCCTTCTCCTCTCTGTCCTCCGAGCCCCGCACCGTCGTGCGGGGCTTTCTGCTGGGGTCCCGGGGCCCGCTCTTGGGGGAAGAAGCGGGCCCCGGGGTGACGGCCGCGGCATCACGTGCCGAGGGGGCCGGCCGTCCGGCGGATGGTCAGCGGACGTACTCGTCCTGCCGCTCCTGCTCGCGGCGCCGCTTGTACTCCTTCAGCTCGCCCTCGGTGGGCTTGCTCGTCGTCAGCACGTCGAGGGAGGCATCGGGGCGCATCGGGCCCTGGCCGACCTCGTCGAACGTGCCGTCGATCTGTCGGCCCCGGTACATGGCACGGCGTGCCTCGACGAGGGCGGCGGCGTCCTCGTTGGTCCGGGCGACTTCGCAGCCGGTGACGCGGACCTTGACCTGCGCGGGCTTGTCCTCGTCTTCGGCGTGGCCGGTGTACGACTTCGAGGTGAGTTCGACGATCGCGTAGACGACGGTGCCGGGCTTCTCGAAGAGGCCGCGTCGCTGCTCGCGGGTCATCGACGCTTCGACGGCGACGGCCGCGGAGTCGAGCTTGATCTCTGGGACGTCGGCGGGGCTGAGCTTGGGCATCTACAGGGTTCCGTTCTGGTAGGTGTCGACTGCGTCGGCGGCTTGTTGGGCGAGGGCGGTCTCGGCGCAGACCTTGTGTGCGGGGGACCGTTTCGAGTCGCGGAGGTTGGTGGGGCGGCCGCAGTAGCGGCAGGGCTTCTCGGTCCAGGACCAGTGCGTGGCGTCACGCCAGTCGAGGAGGCCACCGGGTGTGGGGGGCGGGGCGCGGCGCCGCTTGCGGCCGGTCACGCGGAAGCCTTCGCTTCGGCGACGTCCGGGTCGGAGGGGAGGCGCACCCCGTTGCGGCGGAGGATCGCCCGCCGCTCTCCTTCGGACATGCCGCCCCACACGCCGAAGCCCTGCCTGGTCTGAAGCGCCCACGCCCCGCAGGCCTGCTTCGAAGGGCAGCGGAAGCAGACGAGCTTGGCCTGCCGGATCTGGGCCTTCGCAGCCACCCCGCCGCCGACGGGGAAGAACAGCTCGGGATCCTCGTCGCGGCACAGGCCTACGTCTCGCCAGTCAGCGGCCCGCGGGGTGCCGGGAGTGGCCCCGGTGTACTGGCTCATGCCGGCACCCCCGCAGGGATGTTGTGCGCCGCCCGGGCACGGGCCACCGTTCGCTCCGACACCCCGAGTCGACGCCCGATCTCCCGATCGTCCAGCCCGCGCCCGGCCAACTCGGAGACGTCGTCGGGGTGGACGTGCCGCGGCTGGACGACCTCGCACGCTTCCGGCTCGCACGCCGGATCGTCGATGCTGTCCCACGCCAGCGGCCCGACCCAGCCACGCGCCATGGCCTCGTTACGGACCAGCTCCGCGGCGCGGGTCGGCGGCGCCGGCACGGCGGCCAGGCGCCGGTAGACGCGGGCGACCTTCTCCGCGGTCGGTGTACGGACGGCCGACCACTTGCCGCCTGCGGTCTGGAGGAGGCTGAAGTAGCTGACGCCGATCTGTTGTGCGATGCCCGGGAGGGGATAGCCGAGGACCATGAGGGCTTGGAGTCGGCGGCGGGTGCCGGTGGCGTCGGTCAGTCCGCGGGGGATGGGCGGGGTCTGGTCGAGGCGGACGGCGAGGATGGATTCGGCGGTGTGGTGGGCGACTTTGCGGTAGCGGCCGGAGAGGATGACGCCGAAGGTGCTGGAGTCGAGGCCGGTGGCTGCGGCGATTTGCTGGTAGGTCCAGCCGCGGGCGGTGAGGCGTTCGAGGTGGGCTCGGGTTTGGGTGGCGTCGACGCGGAGGCGGACGCCGTTGGCGCGGTCGTAGGCGCGGAGCATCTTCGTGGAGGCAGTCATGCCGGCACCCCCGCTCCGAGGAGGGCTGCGACCTGTTCGCCGAGGAAGCGGGTGTACGTCGGGGGGATCGCCTCGCGCAAGCCGTCACGGGACGCCCACGGCATGCCCATCACCTCGCGGGCGCGGGCCGCGTCGGTGAAGTTGCCGACGACGTGCATGAACTCGCCGTCTCGGACGGGGCGGCCCATCTTCGCCAGGGGTGCGAGGTGCCGTGGGTGCAGGCGGGTGCCGAGCGGCAGGTTCGACTCGAACAGCCGGTGCCGGTAGGTCTTCAGCCCGAACATCGCCCCGCACAGGAGCAGCGGGTCGAGCATCGCTGCGGCGGCGCCTTCGACGTTCTCGATGACGTACGGCTTCCCTGCGGCCTGCATCGCGGCCCGGGTCGGGGTGATCAGGTCGGGGTGGTCGTTGCCCTGGATGCGTTGGGCGTTGGTCCAGCGGCGGCAGGTGGGCGACCCGGTGATGACGTCGTACTTGTGGCCGTGTTGGCGGATGAACTCGACGGCGTCGCCCTGGTGGAGGGGGAAGGGGTAGCGGGGCTGGGGGCTGAGGTCGACGCCTTCGACGGTGAAGCCGGCGAGGTGGTAGCCCATGCTGGCTCCGCCTTGGCAGCAGTACGTGTCGAGGAGGCGGAGCCCGTTGGCGGGGCGGTCGGGCAGGGCGAACGTCGAGGCAGTCATGCCTGCACCTCCGCCGCGTCGTCGAGCGGCCACACGCGGATGACGCAGCCCGGCATCGACAGGACGTCCGCCGCGTCGGTGCCGGCGTAGAACTTGCCGAGGCGTCCGTATCCGACGACGCGGGCGTCGTCGTGCCAGACGATTCCCTTCAGGGAGTCCTCGGTGCAGCGGAGGATCTTCGACAGGTCGGGCATGCCGTGCGGGCGGGGCGGTGCTCCGTCGCGCAGGAGGTGAGCGTTCCGGCCGGTGCGGTAGTGGCCCTTGGGCCGGGCGAAGGTGAACACCATGGAGGCGACGAGCGGCCCGTCGAGGGGTGTCCAGTCGGCGAGGCCCTGGACGGCGTCGAGGGCGGCTTGCTTGACGTCTTGACGCCAGGGCTTGACCTTCTTCGACGACTCGATCATGACGCCGTTGCCGACGTGGCGCTTCGAGCCCTGTGGGGCGGGGAGTCCGTAGACGGTGAGAGAGATGCCGGGCCGGGGCCCGGCCGTCGTGGAGACGGCCGGGGTGGCGGGAGGGGTGGCGGAGTCGAAAAGGGTGGGCGTGAGGGTCATGACCCCTCCTTGCGGGTGGTGAGGTGGGCAAGCCAGTGCACGGAGGTGCGGGCCCCGCCCACGAAGCAGAGGTTGAGGCGGTCACCACGCGGCGGGACCGCGGGCAGGGCGGCGAGTGTGAACCAGCCGCCGAGGTGCGCGACCTGGTCACCGGGCCGGAGGTCGAGGACCGGGGTGTGGGCCATCACGCGCCGCCTTCCTTGACCTGGCGGCAGACGCGGCAGCGGAAGCGGTCCTCTGCGATCTCGTCGTGGCGGGTGGTCATGTGGGCGCAGCGGGTGGTGTGGCAGGGGATCCAGATCGCGTCGGGGTCCGGCGCGGTCAGGACCGGGCCGGCGGGGCGGGGCCGGTGCTTGCCGGTGGGGGCGACGATCTGGCGGAGGACTCGCAGCGGGCTCACGCGGCACCGCCGAACACCGCGTCGTACACGTCGCGGGCCCACCGCGCATCACCCAATGCCGTGTGCGCGACACCCTTCGCCGGCGGCTCCACACCGACCGCACGAGACAGGTCGTAGGACGACCAAGGCAGCGGCCCGGCCTTCTCCACGCCGATCTTCGCGGCGGCCAACTGGACGATGTCGTACGGCCGGTAGTGCCACTGCGCCGAGCCCGGACCGAGGAGCTTGCGCAGGAACCGGTCATCGAACCCCGGGTTCGAGCCGATCAGGATTGCCCCGGACAGGATGTTGACGACAGCCGTGACCGCAGCCCGGCGAGGCATCGGCAGCATGGGGATGCACTCCGTGTACGCCGCCTCACGAGTGGCGGGCACCTGGAAGCGCTCGTGGAAGCGGCCGATACGGAGAGACTCGGGGTCCGCCACGGTCAGGTCGGGGGTGAACTGCCAGACGTACTCGGTGTCCGTGGACTCCTCGTCGTCGAACTCGCGGAGGATGACCGCGACCTCCCACGCGTCGCCGATCTCGGCGTCCAGGTGGGTGGTCTCCGTGTCGACGAAGGCGAGAGGGATGCTCATGCGCGGGCCCCCGAACCCGGAGCCGCGGCGTCCGGCCAGCCGGCGGACTGGTCGTCGTCGACGAACTCCGCCTCGATCGGGCCCTCGTCTTCGTCCTGCTGCACGACAGCCACGTCCGGCTGAGGCAGCGGCGCCGGCGTGGGACGGACCTCAGCAGCGACCTCGGCCTGCGCGCGGAGCTGCTCGCGCATGTACTCCGCGGACGTTGGCACCCACTTCGTCAACCGGTGCGCGGCCGTCTTCATCCACATGGCCTCCTCGTGCTTCTGCCACGGGGAGTACGCCGAGTCCGAACCCTGCGACATCGCCTTGGCCTTCATCACCTGCGCCCTGTTCAGGACGACGACCTTCGACGTCGCGCCGTCCTTCATCACCGCGTAGGCGTAGACCAGGCGCAGCGCGCCGCGGTCCTCGGCGTCCCAGTCGATGTCGTGTGCCGGGCGCTCGTCCCGGCCCGGCGAGTAGCGGAAGCTGTCGGCCTGCCGCACCACCTCGACGATCACCGACGAGACGGCGCCCGCCCGGTAGATCAGTTCGATCTCGCCCTGGTAGCCGCGGATCCCCTGGATCTCCAACCGCCCCTTCTGCTTGCGGGGGACGAGGTAGAACTGCTCGGTGCCCGGGGTCAGGCCGAGCTGCGCGGCGTCCATCAGCGCCCCCATCAGGGCGGCCGGGTTGTTCTGTGCCGCCATCGCGAGGTTCTTGTCGCGGCGCAGGACACCGACGGCGAGACGGACGAACGTGTCGGGCTTGACGTGCGACGGCATCACCATGGCCAGGTCGTTGCGGTAGGCCTCGACCATCGCGCCAGGCCCGGAGTCCCGGACAGCTACGGCATTGGAGACGGTGTTCTCAGTCATCGGGCGTTCCTTCGGGTGCGGGCCGGCATGAGGGAGTAGGTGCGTCCGTCGCGGACTTGGCGGGTGGCGACCCGCTCGCGCTCGCACACGGCGCGCTGGCCGGTGCCGATCGCGTCGAGGAGCAGCCCCTTGCAGGTGGTGGCCTCGTCCTCGGCCAGCCACAGGGCGTCCTGCGCGGCGTGCCACCGGTCGCGCAGTGCAGTGGTGATCTCGACGTCGACGGCGTCCAGACCCTCGGGCAGTTCACGGATGGCCTGGTAGGTCGCGGAGTGCCCGTCGATGGAGGGGCGTTCGTCCGCGGCAAGACTGGCCTGGAACTCGGCGGCCGCCTTGCGCATCAGTGCGGCCTCGGCGGGGTCGTACTCGACGACGTACTCCCGGTAGTCCGAGAGCCCGATGAGGACGGCGACGTGACAGACGGGGACGCCGAGGACCATCAGGTACCAGAGGCATTGCGCCCGGTAGTGGACGGGGATCTGGTCGGTTCCCTCTTCGCCCCAGCCCTCGTCGTCCCGGGAGGTCTTGGCTTCGACGATCGCGACGGTCCGCCACTCGGAGTCGAGGACCAGCCGGTCAGGGTTGGCGATCTCAGCGGGGTGGCCTGCGGATGCGTAGGTCGGGGAGGGGCGGAGTTCGAGGCCGGGGTGTCGGTCGGCGAACTCCTGGCAGATGGTGGGCTCATGCTTCTTGCCCCAGTACATGACGTCGGTCTCTTCGACCGGGGCGATCAGGCCCTTCTTGCGGTGCCAGAGGGAGAAGCGGGACTCGTAGGGGGACAGGCCGAGGACGGCGGCGATCTCGGAGCCGCCGATTCCGTTGGCGCGGGCGGCGTGCCATGCGTCGGTGCCGGGCTCGAACCATCCGAGGACGGTGGGGCCGGCGGCCGGGACCGTGCTGGTCCCGGCCTGCGCGGTGGTGGTCACGTGCGGTTCTCCCGGGTGGCGAGTGTGTAGAAGCGGCGGCCCGCGGTCTCGTTCAGGACCAGGTGGCCCCACGCGGCGAGGTCGCGGAGATCCCCGCGGGCGACCGCGCGGAGCCGGCCGTTCGGCGCCTGCGTGATGGGGAGGGGGCTGTCGCGGTAGAGCTGCTGGACGCGGCGGGTGGTCCACTCGCCGGGGTGGGTGCGGATCGCGTCGAGGAGGACAGCGACCCGGCCGGTCGGACCGGACTCCGGGGTCCGGGCCTCGGCGAGGGCCTCGGCGCGGACGTGCGCGTCGTGGTCGGCGAGGAACTGGCGGGCGTCGTCCTCGTACATGGACCCCGACTCGCGGATGCACTGCACGATGTACTCGGCGCGCTGGTCGGCCCTCATGCGGTCCGCCTGTCCTGCTGCTCGGGCAGGGGCTGCGCCTTCAGGTACGCCCGCGTCTTCGACATCGCCGGGTGCCGAATGTCCGAAGCACCCTGCGAATGAGCCGGGTTGAACCGGCCGGCCGTCCCAGCGATCACCGCGTTCAACTCGTCGCGGAGACGGATCAGGTCCGGCATCTTCACCTCGATGTGCGAGGTGTCCATCCCCGCCGCGTCCTCCACCTGCTGCACGAGCGCGTCCAACTCGCCCTCCCGCGGGGAGGTGACGGCCTCGGCCAACGCGTCGAGCTGGTTGATGACGTCCTCGCGGGCCTCGGGGTCGTCCCAGGTGGCGACGAGTCCGATGAGGGTGTCGAGGCGGAGGTCGTCGGCGCGGAGCAGCCCGTGGAGTCCGTTGGCGCCGATGCTGAAGGAGAGCTGGGGCTTCGAGGAGTCAGACATGGGTGGCTCCGTTCGGAGACGTGGTGAGGAGGAGGACCAGCGCGGCCGTGTCGAGGACCGCGTCACGCACCGCGGTCCGCGCGGGGGCCAGCGACTGCGGCGCGTCACGCAGCCAGCGCGGGGTGAGGTGCTCGGCCTCGACGAGGAGGAAGAACGGGACCAGCGACCCGGAGAACAGGGCGATGGCGAGGAGGACGGCACCAGCCGGGGTGAGATCGGCGAGCGAGGTGATCAGCCACTCCGGCATCAGGCACCCCGCTCAGCGACGAACGACGTGCACATGCACAGTCGAATCGGACCGCCGCCCTGCTTCGGGAGGCGAGCCCAGCAGGCGGTGTCTGCGTGCCGGTGGTGGAGCCCGGAGTGGCCGCACTCGGGCTTCGCGCAGACCGCGTCGCGCGGCGGGAGAGGGCGGCTGACGTACATCGGCGCGGGCTGGTCCTTGCTGGCGCGCAGGGCTTTCACCGCGTCGTCGAGGGCCTCGTTCGTGACGTGCCGCTCCGACTCCAACCCGGACACCCGGGCCTCCAGCGAAGCCGCGTAGGTGATGACGTTCTCCAGGACGAGCCGCAGATCGTCCTTGCTCATCCGGGCGTTGAGAGCGTCACGACCCCGGTCGAGCATCGTGCGAGGCCTCGGCTCGGAGGGCTGCTGCGCCGGGCCCACCGGCATCGGCAGCGCGTCCGCCTGCCCGACGATCCCGTGCGCCGCCAACTCCGGCAGCGTCGCCATCAGGTACTCGGGGCACGAACACGACCCGGTCACCGCGTACAGCCCGCGTCCGTCAGCCGTCACCGCGCGCCGCTGCCACACCGCACCGTCCGCCGTGTTCACGACCAGCGGGTCGTGCGTCGTCGGGGCGCTCATGCCGACACCGCCGTCTGCTCCGTCAGCGGACCGAACAGGCCCTCGACCAGCCGCAGCGTCCACGGGAAGGACTCGCCCTCACCCTGGTCGCCCTCGGCGGACGGCTCCGGGCAGACCAGCCGCAGCTCGCCGCGGTCGTCCGTCCCGTTCGGGATCCACGTGTCGCCCTCACGGTCGACGAACACCGTCGACAGGGGCGCCTCGTGGAGAGGGAGCACGGTCGGCACCGTGTCCGGGGTCTGGAATGATGCGGTCATAGCCGCCTCGCTTTCTGAGTTGTGCGGGGTGTGCTGCCAGGGGTCGCCGAGCCGGGAAGTTCGGGCGGCCCTTCGGCATGTGGTGGGTCAGGCGGCGCGGTCAGCCGGTGGCGACTGGGGCTCCGCGATACGGACCGACGCGAACAGGGCCCGCATGTGAGCGACCTGCTCCGGCCGGAACCGAGGAGCGGCAGCCGCATCCCGCTTCGACTCGGCGACAACCGCCGGCCCGAAGTGGCGCTCCGCTGCTTCGAGGTCGAAGCGAACGTCGGCGCTCACGCGGACACCGCGGTGAGGCGGTCGTGGTCGGGCTCTGCGGGCGCCGGGATCGTGCGGCCGGTGTGCTCCCACAGGACGAGCAGGTCGACTCCCAGCCGTTTGGCAAGTGCCTCTGCCTCGTGCTGAGTTGCCGTCTTGCGTCGTCCGTTGCGGAGGGCGTCGACCTTGCTGGGGTGGCATCCGGCTGCATCGGCGAGGTCGCGGACGCTGACGTTGCGGCCGTCGCCGGTGCGTTCCATGAGCAGGACCAGGAGGTCAGCGTTGACGAGCTGCATCGGGTTCTGCTGGGCACGCATGTGATCACCTCCGTAGACGCTTTGTGCGTTTCCGTGAACAAGGACGACAGTACACACCCGTAGACGTGATGTCTACGGAAACGCACAGAGCATCAAAATTGAGTCATCACACCGGGTGGGGATGGCGCACACGGGGTGTTTCCGTAGACACTGTGTGCTTGTGCGTGAATGGTTGCGTTGATTGACCTGCTATTTAGCTCAGCGATCAAGGGTCGTACCGTAGACATCAGGCGTCACATCGAGGAGTGAGAAGGCAGAATGCACGCCATGGCTGAGCAGCGGACAGATTTCACCGACCTCGTGCGGGCGCGGCGTGCCGAGTTGGGCATCAGTCTCCGCGAGCTGGAAGCGCGATCGATCTACGAAGAAGACGGCGTTAGCACGCAGGCCAAGTTCGGATGGCTGTCCAAGATCGAGAACCGCAAGCCGATCGACACGCCACGCAAGGAACTTGTCCTCGCCCTGGCCGCCGGCCTCAGCCTGCCCGAGAACATCGTGAAGGCTGCCGTCGCCGCACAGTTCCTCGACTACGACCCGGCCGAAGACTCAACTGTCACGTGGAGCCGGGACCTGACGACGCGGATCATCGTGGCTCGGGCGGATGAGATGTCCGAGGAAGACCGTCGTGAGCTGGCGGACATCGCTGAAATCTATGCCCGGAGGAAAGCGCAGCGTGAGGGCAAGTCGGACAGTTAGTACGACTTTCCATTACTCAGTGGTTCACGCTGGTCACAGTCTGATCGATATGGCATGGTCGGTGATCCGCCTGGGGGGCGTAGCAAGGGATTACCTCGACCGTGCGTTCGAACTACTGCGCGGACGTGCGGCTGTGATCAGGGAGGCAGCGCGATGGCGGATGAGGACGGGGCGAACCCTCCGAGCGACAAGCAGCCCCAAGCGGAGTTCCGGATGGAGCTGAGGGACAGTCTCCCCGGGGACCGGGCGGTCATCGGAGTCGAGCAGGAAGGCGAGTTCATGTGGCTCGCCTCGCGAAAGCACGTGACGGATCAGGCCGTCAAGGAATTCGTGGACCAGCTCCAGCAGATCGTTCACAACGGCTGGTGGATTCAGAACTGGCCCGGTCGGTAA